AGGGCTGACGATCCAGGTAGACACGACTGGTATAAGACGACGCAAACCTTGCCTGTGCCTGACTTTCCCCCACAGCTTTCCCGTGTGCAGAAAACACCGACAGCGTTGACCGCTACACAACGTACCGCCATTGCCACGCTCCGAAATGAAGGGGTATCGGCGCAAGCGATTGCTGCTCAGTATCACCTCCACATCCGAACAGTCGATGCCATCGTGCGGCGCGTGATGCGCGAAGGGGGTGCGCGATGACGCTACTCGCTCGCGGCCTCTTTGCGCAGCCGCTCGTTGCGCCGCGCTGCCAAGAATCCATCCAAATCCGCACGCTTGTACAGCGGATTGGGTTGACGATCAAGAGCATCGTTCAAATTAAACGGCACGATTTTGCCAGAACGACGCCAGCGATAAAAAGTGTCTCGACTGATATGCAGATAGGCAATTGCCTCATCTGTGGTCAGTTCCTCTTTTTGGGGTGCCGACACGCTCATCAGTCCCCTCCCTTCATTTTACTAGCTGTGACGCTTACGGATAGTATACGACTTGACAGACCACCTTGACAAGTCGTATAGTGCTGATGTATCGTATTTAGTAGACGGTACATACTGAAAATACCGAAAGGAACCCATCATGCACGCGATGCAAGCGATTTACCGACAAGGCGATGTCCTGTTCATCCGCATCGAGGCGATGCCAGAAGAAGATCTCACCCCCAAGGGGGATAACGTGATTGTGGAGGGCGAAACCACTGGCCATGCCCACCGCCTCACGGTGGGGCAGATCCTGGTGGACACCAAAACCACCATGTATCTGGCCTGTCAAACGATGTCGCAGGTGGTGCATGAAGAGCACCTCACCATTGACCTGCCGCCCGGACTCTATCGAGTACAGCGGCAGCGCGAGTACGTTGCACCAGACATTTCGCGCATGGTCATCGACTGATCGATCAACCTCGGTCTATCAGGGATAGACCGAGGTTCTCATCATACCAGAAAAGGAAATGGCATCATTATGGATATATCCACTCCCAAAATCCGCAAAGGGCAGCGGGAACTCACCCCAGCACAATTGGCGTCGGCGCGCCTTTTTGCCCAGGAACGCATTCAAGCCATCCTCTCAACAGAGCCAGTCAATGAGTCCAGTGCCGAGGAACATCTGCGTCAAGCCTATCGTGCAGCGGGACTCGAACCGCCGACTACCATTCGTTGGTTTGACTCGCCACTCGGTTTTTGCCTTGCGCGGTCACTGCTCAATAAAGAGGTGGGGGACAGCGTGCGGGACAGCGTGCGGGACAGCGTGTGGGCCAGCGTGCGGGCCAGCGTGGGGGCCAGCGTGCGGGACAGCGTGGGGGCCAGCGTGCGGGACAGCGTGTGGGCCAGCGTGTGGGACAGCGTGCGGGCCAGCGTGGGGGCCAGCGTGGGGGCCAGCGTGCGGGCCAGCGTGGGGGCCAGCGTGGGGGCCAGCGTGCGGGACAGCGTGTGGGCCAGCGTGCGGGACAGCGTGGGGGACAGCGTGTGGGACAGCGTGTGGGCGTTATGGGACGCAGATGATTGCGCATTCCTCTGGTTCTTCCATACGGCGTTTCGGGAGAATGCCTTTATCCATTTCGCGCAGATGAATGAAATGATTCACGGTTATTTTCTGGGACGCAATGAGGCGTGGTTAGTGCGCCATGCCACGCGCCTTGAACGTGATGAGCGTGGGCGACTCCATAGCGATAATGGGATGGCGATCCAGTACGCTGACGGCTGGGGCTTCTACGCCTGGCACGGCGTGCGTGTACCAGAACCAATCATCCTGCGGCCCGAAACCCTCACAAAAACGGACTGGTTGGCTGAGTCAAATCTTGAGGTGCGTCGCGTCATGCAAGAGCGACTGAGTCCCGATCAGTTCGTGGCCCTTGTCGGAGCCACTGCGATCCACGCCGATGAGTGCGGTACGTTGGTCGAAGTCGATCTCGGTGACGATCCGGAGCGTGTCGCGCGCTATGTCCATGTCCATGATAGCTCGACGCCCCGCGAATACTACCTGCGGGTACCACCGGACACAGAGCGCGCGCGGCAGGGTATCGCGTGGGGATTCGATATCCCTGAGGCAGAGTATTGCCCAGTGCAGGAAGCATGAGAGAGGCAAGGTAAACGAGTATGACCGAAACACTAGACCGCCTGCATACTGCCGCGAATCGCCGCCCAGATCGTTTCGCGGCAAACTGGTACGCCGCTATGCAAGAGCGGTGGGCAGCGTACCAAGCCTATGCCAGAGAGGTGGCGGCGCAACTCCCGTTTGCGTGGCATGTGGTGGCGTGCGATAACCCCACCCAAAATCACACGGGCGCGACCAATGGTCGCAGCCATATCGTGTGTGATGCCCCCGTGGATATGGGGCGGTTACATCGTGCTGCTGGCGATGGGCTGTGCGGGCAAAACAGCCCCAACATGTGGTGCAACGCGACCGAGATCACCTGCAAACGGTGTCTCGTGGTGGCAGAACGCATCATTGCCCGCAAGGGGGAGTCACGATCATGAGCGAGACCACTATCGCGCCGCATGCCGAGGCATTCGCGCTGCAATGTATCAGGACAGACCACAAGCGCAATCGCTTCATATTTTACGACGCGATCACCTTCCCAGGTCGAGAGCGCGATGGCATCGGCACGGCAATTCGTCGTTTGCTGGGCAACGTCACAGCCACACCGAACGATGCCACCTATGCGGTGCTAAGCATCATCGACCAAAATGAGACTGAGGTCCAGGAACTCTATCTCACTAAGCGTGGTTTTCAGTACCTGCAACGGACGCTCAAGTTTCGCGTCATTCCTGAAGGCGAGGTAAACGAGCATGAAAACGCGACAAGAAGTAGAAGCACTGAAACTTAATTGGATGTCAGATCCCTGCTGGTCTCTTGCCACAGCGGGAGGCTTTGAAGAGTACCAAGACGAGTTAGCAGGGTTTGAGATCGAGGTGAATCTGAAGTGGATGCAGCCGCGCCTCTTTGATCTGGAGGCCGCGTGATGCGCAAACACCCCACCGCAGCCGTTCAGATGCCCCTCTTTGCCGAGCCAGCGCCACAGGGGTGGGCATTCGCCCTCATCCGCAAGCCGGATGCGTGGCTGGTCCGGTTCCGCAACGGTGCCACAGGCTATGGCCATTCGTGGCGCTGTGACCCCGCCACGCCACGCGAGGTGCTGGCAGCGCGGGCGCAAGCGGCGTGCGACCACTACAACGCGGCGCGAGGGGAGGCGGCATGATGCGCTGGGGGATTTTATTCGCGGGCATCGGCGGCGTGGAATGGGGTCTGGAGGCTGCCGGGCATCAGCCGATATGGGCCGTGGAAATGGACCCAATAGCCGCCGAGTATCATCGGCGCAACCATCCCAACACGCAGATGATCGCGTCGGATGTGCAGCAGGTCGATGTGTGCGAGTTGCCCAACATTGACGCGCTGCATGCCAGCCCACCCTGTCAAGGGCATAGTCGGGCGCGGAGCAAAGGTCTGTCAGTACGCGAGGATGTGTGGGTGGGGCGCGATATTCTGCGCTATGCCCGCGAGCTGGCCCCGCGCCTCATCACCGTCGAGAACGTGCCACAGTATGCCCGCCACGCCGTCTTTCGGGAGATTGTGGCAGGCCTGGACACGCTGGGCTACCACGTCGAATGGCGGGTGCTCAATTGCGCTGATTATGGCATTGCCCAGACCCGTGAGCGGCTCATTGTCCAGGCCAGACGTGATGGGCAGATAGCGTGGCCAGTGAAAGCCAAACGTCGGGTAGGCTGGTATGAAGTGATTCAGGATATCCTGCCAGCCCCTGACAGGCCACTTGCCCCGTGGCAGGCATCACGGTGGAACGCCGCATACAACCAGATGAGGCCAGTCTATGTGGACTGGCAATTTGCCGCAGCGCGTACCCCTGGCCACCAGAAAACCATGATGACCATTCGACAGGAACACGAGCCATCAGCAACCATCACGGCGCATAGCAACCGTCAAGAGGTCGTCTACCCAGTGTTGCTGGACGGGCAGTTGGTGTTCAATGACGTGCAGCGGCTGCACGTCATTGAACAGCGCGATCCGGCCCCCACCATCATGGCATCGGCCCATAGCGTCAATTACATTGTCTATCCTGATGCTGGCCCGATGCGGGCGCGCTTAAATGCGCGGTGCTCAGCACGACTGCAAACGATACCCGATGCCGCGATTCTGCCTGAAACACAGAGTCAGGCCATCAGGCTCATTGGCAATGCCGTGCCACCACTACTGATGCAACGCATCGTTGAGGCAAGCGCCACGGTGTGGCAGGGAAGTTTGTTTCATCAGGAGGCGGCATGATGGCAACGCGCAAACAGCGCACAATCACCGCCGCCATGCTCACCACGTTAGAGCGGCAGTGCCAAGCGGAATATGACCGCGAAATAAAACAAGCCGATGAGGCTGCGGGGCGAGGCCGCATCACCCTAGCGCAGCACGAATACAACGAACGGTACCATTTCATCCTGCTGAGCGGCCAAACCGATGTCATCCGGCGGCTGCGGGACATGCTGGCAGAGAGCGAGGTAGCGGCATGGTAGCACGCAAGCGGCAAGCGAACGGGGCCACGGTGCTAGAGGGCTTGCCCCACAATACGACGGTGTTGGGCTATCGTGGTGGCAAAAGCTATCTCGCCAAATATCTCGTGCCCCTCTTGCCGCCGCATGCGCGTTACCTGGAAACCCACTTCGGCGGCGGATCGGTGTTCTTTGCCAAGCCGCCCGCGCCGTATGAAGTGGTTAATGACTTGGATCGCAACGTGACCACCTTCTTTCAGTGCTTGCGCGACCAGCCCACCGACCTTATCGCGCAACTATGGGCCACGCCGTACAGCCGCGAGGAATTCACCACGGCACTCCAGGAAGCGGATAACCTTTCGCCCTTGGAAGCCGCGCGGGTGTTCTTTATTCAGCAGAATCAGGGCTTTTCGGGCAAGGCGACCACTGAGGGTAATTGGGGCGTGGGACAAGATGTATCGCGGGAAATGGCGCAACAGCCCGCCAAATGGCAGACGAAAATCACCTTGCTCGCGGGCGCAGCCGAGCGCCTCCGTAACACGATGATTGAACACCAGGACGCGGCGCGGGTGATCGCCCGCTATGCCACACCCGAAACGCTTTTATACTGCGATCCGCCGTATCTGCCTGAGACGCGCACGGGTACCGATTATCGCCATGAGATGACGGCAGCCGACCATGAGCGCCTGTTGCGCGTGCTGACCACTACCGACGCGATGGTGGCCCTCAGTGGCTACGATAGCGAGATGTATCGGGATATGCTGACGGGCCTGGCACCTGACCACCTGGGACGTATCGGCGCATAGTGCGGGGCGCGTCGGCAAGCGCAAGGGGCAAGCGTCCCCACGGCGGGTTGAGCATTTATGGCGCAACCCCGCCGCGATGGCCGCGATCCACCAGCAACGCACGCTATGGGAGGTGGCATAATGCTGACCTATGCAGAGCGCCTCGTCGCGCGCTACCTGGCCCGATGCCCGGTGTGGCAGGGGCATCCGGTGGCGAGCATCAGGCGGTGCGCGACGGTGACGGGGCTGGCCCAAGGCGAGGTACGCCGGGCAATGGCGAGACTACTGGCAATGCGAGAATCCGGGCCGGACATGGCGGCGGAATAATCACGGGTGGATGAAGAGGTAGCGATATGCGGATGCCCTGGTTGCGGCTTCACTCTGAAGCACGCTGCGACCCGAAACTAGAGCTATTGTCGGATGCCCAATTTCGGGTATGGTTCCGCTTACTCTGCTTTGCCAACGATCAGCCAGAGCGTGGCACCATCGCTTTTCGTTCGATGAAGCTCTTAGCGGTGCAAGTCTCCAAAGGTGATGAGGCGCTGCTTGCTGAGGTCTTGGCCCTCTTAGTCGAACTCAATATCATCGACGTGGACGATGAAGATGAATTGGTAGCGTTCGTCCACTGGACGGAGCGCCAGTACGATAAGCCATCCGACGCCCCTCAAGCCACGCGCGAACGCAAAGCGCGTCAGCGTGACAAGAGCGATCCGCCACCAACAGATCCACTTACTTCCACCCCGTCACGCGATGTCACGCCGATGTCACGCGATGTCACGCGATGTCACGGGCAAGAGGAGAAGAGAGAAGAGGAGAAAGAGGAGACGACGAACGCGCGCGCAAGCGCCTCACTGGTACCCGATGTGTCTACATCGTCGTCATCCCTTTCCGAGCAATTACAGCGTGAACTCAATATTTACACCCACGCTGTTGATGCAATCGTGGCGGAATATGCCCCACAGCTTGAGGCAATCGGAAAAACCCTCTTGGGAGAAGCTGCTAAGTGGCGACAAGACAACCCAACAGGTCGTTTAAAGAATTTTGAAAATTGGCTGAGAATTGCGCTCAAGCCAGATAGTTTTTCCGCGCAAGCACCACCCCGCGCAAGCCCCACCGCGCCACCTTCCAAGAAATACCGGACCCTTGAAGAAACCCGTAAGAAATCGGCATAGGAGCGCAGCATGTCAGAGAGAGAAGCCCCGCCGCCATCCAATCTTGAGGCGGAAACGAGCGTTATTGGCGCGGTGTTGCTGGACGCGAGCAACGTTGCCCGGCTATCCTGGATCACACCAGAGATGTTTACCCATCCGGGGTATGCCCTGGCCTGGCGGGTGATGAACGACCTCACCAGCGAGGGCATTGACGTGGATATATTGACCGTCACCGAGCGGATGAAGCATATCAAATATGGCGCAGAATATAGCGTCCTGCTGAATCAATCCGTTACGCACACCGCTTCCAGTGAACACGCCCGCCAGTATGGCGCGATGGTCCTGAAGGCGTACCAGCAACGCCAATTGCTAGAACTTGCCCAGTATTTTGCCACCCAGGCATATAGCACCACCGATCCGGCGGTGGCGGGTCAACAGGGCATGACCACGCTCTCGCATCTCTTAGCCCTTTCGCCTGCCCACACCACAGGCCGCAAAACGTATTCCGAGGTGCTTGACCTGTTGCATGAGGACACGTATACCCGTGCGGAAAAGCCGGATATGACGCTGAAAACGGGTTTTGCTCGCATTGATGCGTGGTCCGGGGGCTTTGAGCCAGGACAATTTATCCTCATTGCGGGTCGTCCTGGGAGCGGCAAATCGGCGCTGGCGCTGTCGATGGCGCGGCGTTTCGCTGGGCGCTTTCATCATCAGGGCGCGGGTGCAGTGGACGTGGTGACAATGGAGATGAGCATGCTCAGTCAGGCACGGCGCATTGTGGCGGCACGCGGCTTGCCCGTCATCGATACCCGCCTCATTCGTACAGGCTTTCGGGATGAGCAAGATGAGTTTGATGGGCAAGCCTACAGCTATTTTATGGAGATGCTAGAGGCTGACCGCGCCGAAGTGGGTGATGCGCTAGCCTTCCACGAGGGCGTTATGACCACCGACCAACTGGCGGTGATTGCGCAAGATGCCAAGACCAACCACGGCATGCAAGTGCTGATCATCGACCAACTGGACTTGTTTGCGGATACCAACCGTAACGGCGAATATGAGCGGGTCACGAACATCAGCCGGAAACTGAAGCAACTCGCCATGCGTTTGGGTATCATCATCATCTGCTTGGTGCAACTGAACCGCGAAGTCGAAAAGCGCGGCGACAAACGTCCGCAGCTATCGGATCTGCGGCAATCAGGGCAGCTTGAGCAAGACGCCGATATCGTTATGGCGCTCTATCGTCCGGCGTATTATTTCCCGCCGATTGAGGATTGGCCGGAAAAGACCAACGAGGTCTATGCGCAATGGGCCGAATTGTTGACCCTCAAGTTTCGTGATGGGCAAGCGGACGTATTGACGCCGCTCTGCTTTCAGGGCGCGGCGGCAAGTTACACGGATTGGGACGGTGACGCCTATCCCATCGGCGATATCCGCAATTTAGTGGCAGGACGGGAGAAAATGGGATGAACTTGGAAGAACTCATTGACAGTCTTGAAACCCTATTGACGGAGGCCAATCAGGCACAGAAAGAGTATGAGATGATTGGCTTGACGGCCCAAGAGACCCGTGGCAAGGCGTATATTCGGGTCCGCTCTGCTGCCAGTGAGAGCAACGCCAAAATAACAGAGAGTTTCATTGATGCGCTCATTGCAATGGATGGCGAAGTCTTGGAAAGCGAGGAATCGCTGATAAACGCCCGCTTTGCTTGGCATGAGGCACAATCCCGCGTGGAAGTGCAACGGGAGCGCATCAAAGCGAAACGTCTCATAATGCAACAAGAAACCACGTTCAAGGGGATGTACTAATGCCCACCATCCGCAAGGGCCAACCCCTCTTGAATCCGCCCCCGCTGTCGGCCTATGACCGTGTGCTCGCCGATAACCCCTGGCTGGTGCGCTACACGCAGTTGGTGCAGGAGAGCATGGCGATAGTGCGGCGCTATTACGCCGCCACCACAGCGGTGCAAGCGGCCCGTATCCTGGCCCAGATCGCGGCGAAAGACGCAGAGATCCGGGCGTTGGGGCAAGCGCAGGGGTTGCGGCCCTACATCCCGCCCCGCCCAGTGCGCGGCGAGCCAGCGATGACGCTGAGCCAGCCTGCAAAGAAGGTCATGCCAGAGGTTGCGCCACCATCGCTCTTTGACAGCGCCACACCGCCCGCCACGGCAGCCAGTGACCACGCTATCTATGTTGATGAGATTGTGCGATGGGATATCAAACCCGCCTCTGGCGCGGAACGCTATTTCGGCAATGGCAAGCCCTCGTGCCACATGAGCACGCCGGACCACTCGCCAGAGGGTCTGGCGGCGTTGCATCGTTTCGCGGAAAAGCTGGGCATGCGGCGGTCCTGGTTCCAAAATGACAAGGTGATGCCCCACTATGACCTGACTCCAAGCAAAAGGGCGCTGGCATTGAAGGCGGGTGCGGTCGGTGTAACGGGCCAAGATATTATCCGGCTGTGCGCGCGCTATGACCTGCGCCAAGAATTGCAAGATGGGGATGCACCAGAGCCAGCACGGCCCGTGTTTGGGCAGAAGGGGCAAGTGGCATGATCTATCTCTCTGGCACGAGCCGCCCGTCCGTGATTGCCGCCTGGGAGCGCGTCATGCCAGGGGTGCCGACCATTGCTGAAGATGCATCTCCGAAGCGCAAGCGCAAGAAACTTTCAGTATCCTCAGCGGATCGAAGAGCAATGAAGCTGGGTGAGTTTGAGGGATTCTGAGGAAGGCAGGAAAGGAAGGTAACAGAGATGCCAAAAGGCTATTATCAACGGCGCATCACGCATGTGCCACAGGCACCCGATCCGGTGGTCATTCTCTGGCAACTGATCCACGAGTTGCCACTGGACACCTGGCAGTGGACAGCCACCAAACGCGAGCAGTGGTTTGCCGCCCTGCACGCATCACTGGATCTGGTCATGGACGTGGTAGACGAACCGATAGAGAGTGAGGCATAGATGCGCGTATTATCCTTAACCCAGCCCTGGGCGACGTTGGTGGCCTGTGGCGCGAAAAAGATCGAGACTCGTTCCTGGCAGCCACCTAAGGCCCTCATCGGCCAACGTATTGGCATCCACGCGAGCAAAGGGCTGGCTGATATGACACAGCGCGATTTCAATGATTTGTGCATGCGCCCTGTGTTTCGTGCGGCATTGGTTGCTGGGTGGAAGGCGGGCCTCATCAAGAGCGCCAAAGAGCACCTCTATCCGTGGGACTTGCCACGCGGCATGATCCTCGCCACCGCACGCATCACGGGGTGTTGGTCAACGAATGATGAGGCATTGGTGGATCGGCTGCCAGATGCAGAGCGGGCGTTTGGGAATTATGCCTATGACCGCTACATGTGGGCGCTCGATGAGGTGCATGCGCTGGCTGAGCCGATTGCCGCCAAAGGTGCGCTGGGACTGTGGACGTGGCAGCCCCCTGAAGGATGGGAGGTGGCAGCATGACCGAACGTGTAGTGCATGTGATGAAAGACGCATATGATTGCTACATTGGCCGTGCCGACCGCTTCCGCCACCTACCCAAGAGCAAGTGGCACAACCCCTTCGTCATCGGCAAACATGGCGACCGTGCCGAGGTGCTGGCCCGCTACGAAGCATACATCCGCGAGCGGCCCGACCTCATGGCGGCGTTGCCGGAATTGCGGGGTCTGACGCTCGCGTGCTGGTGTGCAGAGAAGGGCGGCGTCGGTGTCGATGATGAGTTGGTGTGTCATGGGCAGGTGCTCTTGCGCCTGCTCAGGGAGACGACGCCGATGCTGACGTTGCCACAGGGTCAGTGGTTCGCCCGCAATGGCCCCGGCACGCGCTGGCACATCACCACAGGGCATGGCACAGGCATCTGTGGCAAGGTGTTGCACATTGATGCGAAGGGCATGGGGCAACAGGCAGTGCCAGGCGACGTGTGCAAGCGATGCGCACGGCTGGCAGGCAAAACGAGTTTGCCACATATTGCAGAAATTGGTGGTACTAGGGCTTGACATTGAATTGATATGGGTGTATAATTCAAATGTCGATAGGGACAAACAAAACTAAAGAGGAACGAAACAGTGATTGACTATGATGACCAGTTGACTTACCACGCCGATCATTCAGCCTATGAGGCGGTAACGCAAGACATAGATGGACGTGCTGGCATTCTTTCAGTAAATGAAAGCGAATTCGCTGAGGTGGTTGATCGATCTCTCAAGGACGGCGAATTTAGTGACTATGAAGATGCCAAAGAACATTATCTGAACATTGCTCTTTGGATCAATCTCGTTGGAGACAATCCTTTTGTATCCTTTGATGTCGATGCTGATGTTGACGAAGAGGATGAAGATAAGGAGTGAGCAATAAACATCGCGGCGCACCCCCAGGCAATCGCAACGCCGCCAAAGAGAAACCAGGCTTGCGCGGCACCTTCTATCTCAATGCCGCCGATCTTGAAGTTGTCGATGCCGCGCTGGTGGCGCAACTCAACTACCATCCGAGTGATGCCGAGCGGCTAGAATTCGCTCGGCATCTCATGCACATGGCACTTCGTGCGTTGCGCGACAAGCAGGATAATGAGCCGATCATCCTGTGATACGGCTGGCAGAGAGGATAGAGCGATGAGCGAACCTGAGACTTTGGGGATGTTGGTGCGGCATGTGTGGATAGCCTGGGCAAAAGAGCAACCGGATGTTGCAGAGCACCCGAACTGGCTGACGGAATGGGCGGATCTGGCAGACCGTGACCGTGAGGTTGATAGTCGCATCGGTATGGCAGTGGCAGCGACCTATGAATCAGAACTGGCGGCGTTGCGGGCATGGCGTGCGACTGCGGAGCCGTTGCTGCGGACGTTGGGGAATCAGGACGTACAGATGACCTATGATGAAAACTACGAATGCCCGCTTGCGTGCGGGGCATATGTTGATCATCCCTCGTTCGCCCACGAACACGCCCCCACCTGTCCCATCACCCTGGCGCGGGCATTGCTGGCGACGGGAGGGCAGGGATGAGCCAGCGCAAGCTCAAGATCACCAGTGGTGAAAAGGCCCACAGCGCACGTGTGCTGGATAGCGAGACGGGGCAAGAAATCGCTGATGTGCTCAGTGTCGATATCCACATGACCGCCGATGGGGTGACGGCGACGATCACCCTCTATCAGCCTCTCATTGACATTGTGGCTGAGGGCAGCATTCTCAGCATTAAGGACGATCATGACTGACGTGCAATCGATCTGCCTGATGGTGATCATCCTGGCGAGCTTCGCGTTCTTCGCATTCGTGGTGTGGATCGATAGCCGTTCTCCAAAACTTACCCAAATAGGACAAGCCTACTCCGTGTTTGGTTCCTGCTTCACCGAGACTGCCGTTAGTGCAAGCACCATTGGTCTTAGGATCTCTCCACAGGCGTCGATTTCCGCTGAACTAGCGGTATACTCTCCGGACGATCAACGTGCAGTCCTGCCGAAAGAACGTGGTTTTTGTTCTCTGCGACCAGACCATCTGTTGGTATTCTACCACAAAAGGGGAGATTTGGGTATGGAAATAGGAATTATTTACAACCCCCGACGTGAGCCGCGTGGGCATGGGGCATCGCCCACCAAGACGCCACAGTACCCGCCCAAGGGAGGGCGACCCCCACAGAAACGAGGGCAGCCATGAGTGAAGATCCCACCAACTATCTCACGCCCCGTGAGGCGCTAGAGATTGTGGCCGCACACAGCGATGATAAGGCCATGCGGGTGCTGGCCGAGACGACGCTGACCCATGCACCCTACACCATGACCCATGACGCCGCCGTGGCGCTGTGTGAGCGCATCATGGCCACCCGCGCCGCGCCCCTTGTGACAGGCTGGCAAGCCACCCCCAAGCTGCTCTTGCACGAAACACTGCGCGGCACCTGGGATGGGGATTGGTCCGTGGTAATAGAGCACCCCCGCTCGCGCTGCTCCTACATCATCGGCGCGTGGGACGATTGGGAAGTGTGGTTGGCGAGCGATGTTCTGGTCGATGAGTTCGATCAGGATGAGCTATCGCTATGGGACGTGACGCTGGCCGATGGGCTAGAGGAGGATGAGACCGATGACTGAGCAAGAGGCACGCGCGGCGCTGCTACACGTCCTGGCGGCGCGGTCAGGGGGACTGGCGAAGGATGAAGCGGCGCGACTTGCAGCGCAGGCGATCATCCTTGTGGGAATGCACTTCCAGCAGAAGGTTATTCCAGCCATGCAAATGGTGGGTAATCTGTTCAGTATCGCCATTGAGCGCACCGCTGCATCGTTTGCGCAGTTTGGTCGCCTGTATCTCTACAGCGCGGTTATGGCACGCCACCGACGCCGTGCCGAGCAGTTGCGTGTGCTGGCGTTGCCCGCGCCGCAAGAGAAAGAGCAGGACGACCGATGATGAAATGCGTAAGTGGGTACAGATCCTTGCGAACGCGATGGCCATTGCCGCTGGGTATAGTTGTCATGGACGTAACTCACGTCCTATCAACCCATTTCAGGTGGGATATCACGGAATAGAAGTACTCAAAGAGCCAACAGAATAGCCGTTGATAATGAGGGTAAACAACGACTATTTATCGTCAACTAAAGAAGGAGGCAGTGATGGGGACAAAGCTACAAATCGTCGTACCTGAGACGCCCTACACCCCGATCATTCGGATGGTGCTTGATGGCTTGGATAGTCTGCATTCCCAGCGGGCCTATGAACGGGCCTTAAACGACTTTCTGGCCTGGTATCATGAGGCGGGCCACCGCGAATTGAAACGCAGCATTGTTGCGAGTTATATCGCCTATCTGCGCGATAGCCTGGGAATGGCCCCTGCTTATATCAATCTGCGCCTCGTTGCTATCCGGCGTTTAGTGCGTGAGGCGGCGGAAAATAACCTGCTTGATCAGCAAACGGCTATGGCTATCGAGCGGCTCAAGGGGGTGCGGGATGAGGGGCATCGCACGGGGGTGTGGCTTACTCGTGGCCAGGCGACCGACCTCATCAATACTCCTGACACGGCAACGGTGAAAGGATTGCGGGATCGGGCCGTGCTGGCAACGCTCATCGGGGCCGGACTGCGGCGCGAGGAATTAACCAATCTCACGTTTGCCCACATTCAGCAACGTGATGGGCGCTGGGCCATTATCAACATCGTGGGCAAACGGAATAAAGTCCGCAGTGTCCCGATTGCCCCGTGGAACAAAGTCTACTTAGATGCGTGGGCCACAGCGGCGCATCTCACGGAAGGGGCCATATTTCGGGCAATGGATCGTGGCGACCATGTGACACCCAAACCGCTCTCGCCGCAGAGCATCATGGATATCGTGAAGCAGTACATTGACGAGTCTGGCTTGAGTGGGATCGCCGATGCCGCGCCCCACGATCTGCGGCGTACCTTCGCGCAGCTAGCCCGTAAGGGCGGGGCGTCGCTGGAACAGATCTCCATTAACTTAGGTCATGAGAGCATCGAGACGACGCAACGGTACCTGGGCATCGAGCAAGATTTTATTGATGCACCCTGCGATCACCTAGGGTTACAACTCAGTGCCTAGTCTTGTATATAAGGTAGGGGCTTGACAGCGTGTAAGGGGAATTAAACGACATTGGAGAGCACTAGCCATTCAGTGCCGCAACCATAACCATATGGTATACTATCCATAAGCAAGCCTTGTGGTGATGTTGTTGATTGAGGAGCCTCCCCATGACCGATCCCGCTCGCCCCCCCCGCTTTGCCCCAGGTGAAATGAAACGGCTGCGTAAATCGGCGGGCCTCAGCCAAGAGAAGGTTGCCGAATTGATGCAGTATTCCGTGTGGCAGATTCGCCGCTGGGAAAAGGGTACCCCCATCATCAGCCTAGAGAACGCCGAACACTTCTGCCGTATCATCAAAGAACGTGCCATGCGCGAAGACACGTTGCGGAATGACATTGACACCCTCTCCTTCCCCCAGCAACCCCCACTGGAAAAAGCCTCCTAGAACGCCCCAGTATTGTGCGGTGTTCCGCTCTGGTGCCAACGCCCCATCTCCTGTACGCTTGATATGGGTGAGTGTGCGGTGTCTTTTGCCTTTCTGGCCGTTACGCTCTCCTTATCGGAGGCGACGCCGTGGCGAAAGTCCAGAAGCTGCCAGCCAAAACCACCCTGAATACCGATACCCTCACGGGCGAACGCTTGAGCTATCGCCCTGGCACCGTGCGCCTGCCCACGCCCGATGACGACCGCATCTGCTATCCCCACGGCGATCCCCAATGGCTCAATGGCTATCGGGTGGCCCTGCCCCTGCGCCTGCACACTCGCACCCCCGAAGGCCGCTTAGGCGCGCCCACGTTCGGGCGACGCACGATGCAGTATCTGGCCAGCCAAGACCCCAGAAAAGTCTATCAGGAACACACTGAGTACGAGTTGCGCAACTGGTGGACGCCGCCGTGGGCCGAACGGGAGTTGTACGCTTTCTATGATGCGGAGGCCGTCGATATCGTGCTGAGTGTGGTGCGTGATGCGCAAACCTGGGAAGAGGCGACCCGTGGTGTGCAGCGCCCGATAGCCGAGTGCAAGGCCATCATGCGCAACATGCGGCGCCACTGCCAACGGCTCATCACCGCTGGCCAGCGCGCGGCCTAACAGAATATTGCTACGCCGGGTGCGGATGCCCGATGGTCAGGTCCCAATCCACCGCCCGTGCCGCTGCATGGGCAACAACAGAAAGAGAGCAACAAATCATGGGACGCTATCAGCGTAAAGCGGTGGTCGAGATTGCCCGTTTGGGCAAGGACCTCACCATCGTCACGGAATGGAAAACCGACTGGCAGGGCAACCGCCGCCCCAAGGAATTGGTCACGATTCCCGCAGGGAATGCCCTGGTCATCGACGGCGAAGGCGTGGATCAAGAGATCTATGGCATGCCCTGGAACGAGGCGTTGCAGCAGTTTGAGCCGACCGATGAAGTCACCCACCGTACCTCTGGCGGCAATCGCCAGCAGCAACAGGGCAAACGGAATAACCAACAGGACCCCCGCAGTTATGAGCGCGACGACCGCACCGAACGCCGCCATGACGATGTGCAACCCCTCATGCTCGATCCTGGCATCAGCGCATGGCGACTGCCGACACAGGCGACGACCGCCCCGGCATGGTCTGACCCCAACCAGCCGACCACGCAGGTAGTCAAAGCATAGTTCCCCCTATCGCTGATCGCCCCCAATGGCAGGGCATGACTGAATGGTCAGTTCGCGGTGGCATGATGCCGCCAGGGTTGGCGGGTTCAAATCCCCCTCAGCGATGCGGCGGCGTTGCAAGACGCCGCCAGTATTCTCCCCACCGAGGTCTTTTATGCCACGCGACATTTACTATATGGCCATCATGCTCAAACTCCGCTATGGTCAGATTCCCCTGCCCTTTGCCCTCGTTGATGTCGCCACTTGGCTCGGCTTGGTCGATGCGACGCCCAATGAGGTGGCCGTGTTCTTTGGAGACGATGACGATGCGTGATACCCTGACCGCGCTTCTGCTCATCGTCGCTGGCCTCGCACTGACCTGGGGCATGATCTTCTGGCAAGATGTGCAGATGCTGGCGCGGTGAGTACGCGATGAAACCCTGGTTTGAGATAGAGTTTGAAGCGGATAACCCACTGTCCGTTAAGCGCATCATTTTTCGGCGCTGGCACCCAGGTTACTGGGATTATCTTATCACCTGCGTCTGGCCCGACCAGATCGCCTTTTGGTGGCAACGCGCACGGAAGAAGTAGGCGTCCCCATGTCCCTCTCCCTCCTTGCCCAGCGCGTGGCGGATCTGCGCCGTCAGTTGACCGCTACCCTCACCACTTTGGCCGAGGCCACGCTCATCCGTGCCTTCAATGCACTGGAATGGGATGAGAACCAACACCCCCGTGGCGCGAATGGCAAGTTCATCGGCGGTGATGGGTTGCATGCCGAGCGCGAGTTGGCGCACCTCAATCATGGTCTCAAGACCTTTGATGCCCGCACCAAGACGCTCGATCCCGCCGTGGTGCAACAGGCCAAAGAGCGCATGACGTGGCGCGGTGGGTATAAGGGCTATCGCGATGTGCGGATGCAGGCGACGACGGACCTTATCACTAAGGCGGAAAACGGTGCCCGGAGCACGGCAGTGGATCGGATGGATCTGATGCGCCTCGCCTATCTCCGTAACCTCTATCTGCGTGCCGCCGCCAAAGCCACCATCAGTGCCGCCGCCAAAGCTCGTCTGCGCGATGAAGTCGCTATCATCGACCGCTACACCAAACGGTTCGGGCGTTTGCTCAAACCCACCGATGCGATGAAACTGCCCGCCGATGAGCGCACCATCCTTGATGCCCAAGTGCATGATGCTATTGCCCGTGACGCCACTCAGCCTAGTCGCGCTGCTACACGGGTCACGGCCCCCTGAGCGGGGCGCACCTGATCCACCCGCAAACGCACGGGTTCGGCCAGGTCGCCCCGCTCGTAGCCCGATACCCACCAACCTCCATACGTGCGGCGGATGGTGAGTAGCAACACCTCGACACCATTGAGCGTGACGCAGGTGCCGAGGCGGTCCCGCAGCCAGAAGGCGCGGGTAACGCTATCCCACGATGTCCACATACGATGCCTCTCTTTCCGAGCACACGATACCACAAGACGATAGAGCGAGCCACTGTCATGCCACATATCCGTAAAGCCGATGAATGGGATGAGGTCAAAGAAAAAGCCCTTGACTACATCTTTGCTGGTCGGTATTCGACGACGAAAGTGGCGGAACTCGTCGGGGTTTCCTCCCGCTCGATCGAACGCTGGCTCGCCTCACCCATCTTTCAGCAACGCCTCGAAGCCAAGCGTGCCGATTTGGATGCGGCGCTGGCATCTGTTACGTATGCCGATAAGGTTCGCCGCATCCTGGCGCTGAACGAGATGGCCGAAATGGCACGCTGCGAATATGAGGTCCACCCCATCCTGTTGGAAACGCGCCCCATGCCCAAGGGTGGCGAGCCTGCCGTGACCGAACGCTTCAACCGCGATGCCTTTGAGTGCTTTCGTGGAGCATTGGATGATATCGCCAAGGAACTAGGACAGCGCAAAGTTGACCCAACGACGACGATTAACAACATTCAGCAGATGGAAGTCGTGGTCTATATGCCGCAGATCGGGCAAAGTGAAGTGACCTATGATCCCGTCGTCATCGATAGCCCCCAAGCGGATTGAGTTGCGCCCCCAACCCGGCCCCCAAGAAGCGTTCCTTACCAACGAAGCAGACATCCTGATTTACGGGGGAGCTGCTGGCGGCGGAAAAACGTGGGCGTTGCTCTTTGACATGATGCGCTATGCTGCCATCAATCCGGTCGCAGGGTTTGGCGCCGTCATTTTTCGCCGCACCAGTCCTCAGGTCTTGCAACAGGGCGGCTTGTGGGATGAGTCCAGCGCCCTGTATCCTCTCGTTGGCGGCAAGCCCAACCTGAACCGCCTTGAATGGTCCTGGCCGCAGCATAAGACGCGCATCCGCTTCTCGCATCTACAATACGAAAGCGATATGTTCAACTGGCAAGGGAGTCAAATCGCCCGGCTGGGCTTCGATGAATTGACCCACTACCCCGAATCGGTCTTCTGGTATCTGTTGTCCCGCAATCGGAGCACCTGCGGAGTGAAGCCGCAGGTGCGTGCCACCACCAACCCTGATGCTGACAGTTGGGTCAAGACGTTCTTAGCTCCGTGGGTCGATGAGACGTTCCCGTTACCCGCCAAGAGTGGCGAGGTGCGCCGCTTTGTGCGTGATGCGGGACAAATCGTCTGGCTGCCCCCTGGTACGCAACACGCCGACAGCAAAAGCGTGTCCTTCATCGCGGCAAGTATCTTTGACAATCCGGCGCTCCTCAAGGCCAACCCTGACTATCTCGCCAACCTCAAAGCCTTGCCCCTGGTCGAACGCCAACGCCTGTTGTATGGCGACTGGTCGATTCGCCCATCAGGCAATCTCTTTAAGCGCCACTGGTTTGAGATTATCGACACGCCCCCCGCCCAGTTCGAGCGCACCGTGCGCTACTGGGATTTGGCAGGTACGGCAGTCAATGGCAGCAATGACCCCGACTGGACGGCAGGCGTCAAAGTGGGCCTCTTGGATGGCCGCTACTATGTCCTGGACATCCAGCATGTGCGTGAGACGCCCCACACGGTGGAGCAGTTGGTGAAACAGACGGCGCAGTTGGATGGGCGGCAATGCCACATCTACATGGAGCAAGAGCCAGGCAGCGCGGGCAAGAAGGTCATTGACGATTACCGCACGGCGCTGGCAGGCTATATCTTTAACGGTGTGCGGGTGACGGGGGACAAGGTGCTGCGGGCACAATCCACGTCCAGCCAGGCCGAAGGCGGCAATGTCAAGTTGGTGCGCGCCTACTGGAATGAAGTGTTTCTGAATGAACTGGCCGCCTTCCCCATGGTCGGTATCCACGATGATATGGTCGATGCGGTGAGTGGTGGCGTCGAGACCTTGATCATGATGAGTGGCGATGCCCTGGCCTGGGTCAACGAAATGGCGGCCCTCGTCGGTCATGACACCCAACACCACGCCACGCAACACAGCCAGGACTATCCCACGAACGAACGCTAGCAGAAAGAGCAAAAGATGAGTATGGATCTGGTCCCCTATGCGGGCCACGAACTGGTGTTGGCACCCCATGAGGACGCCGCCTACGATGTGTTGCTAGATGTCGCCCATCATCGTGCCGAGCAGGCCCAGGCAGAGGCACTCTACACCACGTCCCGCGCCCAAGCGGCCCTGGAACTACACACCTCGGTGCTGGTGAGCGCCTACAACACGAGCATGCGTCGCGCCGACCCCCCCACCCCCGATCTGTGTGTACCGCTGGATGGCAGCGCCCTCTCTGAGTCGCAGCGCACCGCGTTTCAAGCATGGTTGCAGACGCAAGAGGCATGGCGGGTGGCATCACCCGTTGGTCCCGTTGAGTTGATGCAGGCGGCGTTGTTAAAGCAAGAGGAATTACAGGCGCGGGTCTATGAGGATCTGCATGCCTTGTACGAGGTGCCCTTAGAGGTGACGGTGCGAGAGGAGCCCGCGTCATGACGACTTATGTCCCCGCCACGGGCGTGCAACTGCCATCGACCTTTGGCCCTGATGGCAAGACCCGCATGCCGTGCCCCTACTGCACGCACATCATCCCCGATGTGACGTTGGCACAGCGCACGATCTATGAAGTGACGGGCGTTGCCACGTGGATTGATTGTGCCTGCTTCACGGGGCAAGGGGAATCGCCCTTCAATGTCCACCTCTCTGGCTGTAACTGCATCGCTCGCTTTCGTGTGAAACCTGTGGGCGGTGGGCGCTACGAAGTGGATGGGGTGGATTACCCCACGATGGAGGCGCGGCGGGTGGAGCGCGAGGAGGTCACGTATGCACCTATGGACGATGCGCCATTGCCCGCTGCTCTGCCAGCGCCGCCGACGGAACCCGCAGCGGTTGCCCCAGAGGAAGCGGCGGATACGCCATTGCCCGCTGGCCATTCACGCCCGATCTTGAGTGATGCGCACTTGGTCGATGAGGCACCCAAGCCGAAACGTTCCCGCCGCACAAAGTAACTGTATTGCCCTCATCCCCAGCATAGGACACCCCACATGGCGACAACTGCCCGCATCAAGCGCACTGGACAACCGGATACGACGCGCGCGGTGCCGCAGGTGCCACAGGGGGCCAAACTGCGCGCGGTGCGCAAAGAGGCGCAGGTGGGGCCCTATCTTGCCAATCAATACGGCAACAACACGATCCCAACAGATATCCTGAATGCGCCGCTCTCCATCCAGCAGGCACCGACGACCTTCCTGCCTGGCGATCCGGTACGCGCGACGCCAGGCCTCGATGATGGGCAGGCGGGACCCCGCACGTGGTCGTATCCGGTCGGCACCAATATCAATCCCCTGCCCCGGCAAACCGAGTTCATCCCCTTTGAGATGTTGCGGGGCTTAGCCCGCAACTTCTATGGCATTGGCCTTTGCCTCGAAGTCCATAATCGCATCATCCAGCGCCTCGAACCACAGTTTCAGCCCCGCGACGGTATCGTGCCCCCCGACGAAGACCCCACCGATCCCAAGTGGACGCGGCCTGCTATGCTCATGAATGAGTGGCTCATGGATGGCCCCAATGTAGGCCATGATGGCCGCGATCTGCATGGCTGGCTCAGTGCCTTGCATCGGGATTTGATGGAGATTGATGCCGCCGCCATCTATCATGTGCAAACCAAGGCAGGTTGGCTCGATGGCCTCCGCCTCATCGCCGCCGACACCATTCAGACGTTGTATGACACGACGGGTGAACGGCCCCAGCCGCCCTATGCCGCCTTCCGGCAAGTGTTGTATGGTGCCCCGGCGAAGGCCCTGACGACGGACAACCTCGACTATCTGATGTTCAATCCCCGTAGCGACAGTCCGTATGGTATCAGCCCCGTCGAACGCATGCTCATCAGCGTCAATGTGGCCCTGCGCAAACAGGACTGGGATCTGCGGCGCTTCACCGATGGCGCAACGCCCGCTGGGCTCTTGCTCAACAACAACACCAACAGCACCAACTGGACACCAGAGCAGGTGCGGCTCTTTGAGCGGCAATTTAACGAGATCCTGGCGGGCAATACGGCGCTGCGGGTCCGCACCAAAGTGCTGCCCCCCGGCTGGACGTTCCAACAGAACCAGATGGAGGCGATTGACTCCACCTTTGACCGCTACTTGCTCAACATTGCGGCGGCCATGTTTGGGCTCACGATGGATGAGTTGGCCTTCACGGAGACCTCGAATCGTAGTGTAGGGGATAGCCAAGAGGCGGTGACGTATCGCAACGCCATCAAGCCCCGCTCTGATTATCTGGCCCGCTATATCACCCGCATTGCCCATCGCTATGATGGCACGCCGCTGTTGTCCCATGCCCCGACCGTCTCCCGCCGTAATGCGCCAACCAAGAGCCGGGGCGAGTGGGATGCACGGTACAAATTGACCTGGGGGGGCATCGAGGAACCGGACGACTTCGCCACCAAGGCCCAAGCCGTGCAGGGCCTCATGACCAGCGGCGTGCTGACACGATTGCAAGCCAAGCGCGTCCTGAAACTGCCCATTGACCAGGGTGAGCAGGACACGCCGCCCTTCACCGTCTTCAATGGTGGCATGAGTGCCGTCATTCCGCTGCAAGACATCGACGGCAGTCGCAAGGCCATTATGGCTCAACTCCAAGCGCAGTCGCAGTCGGCCCAAGTCGGCGTGCAGACGGCACAGGCGGGCCTCAAGATCCAGCAGGACCAGGGCAAGATGCTGGACAACCAGGTGAGCCAGGCCGCCCAACAGCAGCAATCCCCCGATCAGTCGGACCAGGGTGGCGACGAAGGTGAAGGCCAACCCCCACCCGATGACGGCAGCCAGGGGCCGGATAACGGCCCCACTGGCACGCCACCAACGCCACCTGCTCCCAAAGGCAGCAAGGGCAAAGCCAGTGCCGCGCCATCGGCGGATACCTCTGGTGACGACGAAGGGGAGAACACCGACCAGGGTGATACGGGGGCAGGCAATGATGCCGCCGCCGAAGCCGAGGTGGATGCGCTGATCGCCCAGGCCAAAGCGAAGGCAGCGGCTAAGGGCAAGAAGACGCAGCGGGCGCAGGCGGTGGATGATGTCTATCTCCCCATGCCGCCGATTGCAGAAGATACCGCCTCAGAGTGGCGACGCTATCGTGAGTTTGCCCTCAATCGGGTGAAGCGCGGTCTTGCCATCACGCCCTTCACCAGCGATGTCCTGCCCACCCACCTACACACGTATGCCGCCGATGCGTTGCAACGCGCCACGACCCCCGATGCGGTGCGCGCCGTGTTCGCCGAGATTCGTGATGCGGAGACGCACCCCACGGATTGCCGCTGCATGGTGTGTGGGTGTGGTGAACCAGGGAACGATCACGGCATGCCCTACCCCGTCATCATTCCTGGCGATACGGAGAATGAGGGGTGCATGGTCGCGTTCTTCTTGCCCGCCTCGCTGTCACAGCAACTGGCGATTCCAGGTGGCATGCCTCAGCAAGACATGCACATCACTCTTGCCATGCTGGCGAAAGATATCACCGAGACACCAGTGAACAAGGCGCGTCTGTTGGCCGCTGTACAGCAATGGGCGACGACGCAAACGCCGATCCAGGTCGATCTTGACCACCTGACGCGCTTCGATGGGGATACCGAGACCTATCCCGTGGTGGTACGCAGTTACACCCAAGCCTTGATGGATTTGCGGGCCGATTTGGTGGCGGCGCTAGACAATGCGGGCATTGCCATCGACACCACCTATCCCGATTACAAGCCGCATGCGACGCTGTGTTATCTGCCGCAAGGTAGCCCGTTGCCTGCGGTACCTGAACCAAACGTGCATGGGAACTTGTCCCAGGTGTGGGTGGCGTATGGCGATGAACGCTACGCCTATCCCTTGGGTGGCAACGACGACACCGCCAACATGGCAGAGACCCCCGTCAATGACGCGGTGGTGCAGGAACTGCGGGCCATGCGTACTGACGTGCTGGCGTTGCTGGGAAGCGAAGTCGTCCAGCCCCCTTTTCCTCTCGCCGTGCAACAGGCGGATGAGCAGCGTTGGGCGGAGCATGAGATTGTCCGTGGGGCGGGCGGCAAGATCATCGGCAACATCTATGATGGCGTCTTTCACCCCGTAAGTGGCATGCCTCATGCCGAGATCCGTGCTGCTCTGCCTCATGTCGATCCCACCTTCCACCGCGCCGTCGCCTCCTATCTCGGCAATCACCCGCAAAACATGGCAGAGCAGGCCAACTACTGGCAGGACAAACAACATCTCACGACACTCCTGCGTCAGGTTGATCCGCTAGAAAAGATGATCGACGCAGCTAAGCGTGAGGTTTCATTCCATACGTGGAATGCACAGGTCTCAGCACATGGTCAATCGCAACTTGATGCTGCAAATAGGAATCTAGCAGAATTACTGAGTCTGCAAAAAGAGTTGGCGGAGGAAATCCACAACACACAAAGTCGCTTACAGGCTAGTCCGGTTGCGGCATCAATCCATCTTTTGCCGCCCACCGTCATCCATGAGCGTGCCGATACGCAACAGACCATCCAAGCCACCTTTGGGCGGGCGCTCTCTGATCAGGAAGTGGCGAGCCTCGTGGGGGCGCAGCACGGCGACCTCGTGACGGTCACGACCATTGGTGGTGGCTCGGCGCTGCAACTGCATCTTTATCAGCCGGATGGGTTATACGAAGCGCAACGCACAGTGGAGCGTGACCCCACGACGGGGCAGATCGCCCTCGACAACAGCGCCTTTCAGGTGCGCGACACAGGGCAAGGCTTGGGGACACGGGTGTTCATTGATCAGGTGCGTAGTGCCGCCGCTTTGGGTGTTGCCACCATCCTCACCGTCGGCGGCAAGGGTAACGTCACCACAGACCTGGGCGTCATGACCAACGCCAACGGCTATTACACCTGGCCGCGCTTGGGGTATACTGGATCATTGATGGCGGACTTCGCCGACAAAGCGTCCCAGGCATTGGGGTATCGGGTGACCACCGTGATGGATTTGATGCAAACCCCAGAGGGCCGTGATTACTGGCGGGCCAACGGCTATCAGACCGACCTGTATTTTGATCTGCGACCCGATAGCCCGTCACGCCAGATCTTGGCTGCCTATGCCGCCGCCAAGGGCCTTGATACCACCGGAGTACAGCGCATGCAACAACCTGACGACCCACAAACGCCCCCATGGGTGGATCTCGATTGGACAGAGGCCGACGAAGCCGCCGCTGATGCGGCTTGGGCAAACGTCTTTCCCCCGAAAGATGCCTCTGCTGAAACCCCTGCCACCGAGGAATAACCCACTTACCCTCATACGTTACGCGCTGCGATGACTCCCCGTCATCGCATCCTCGCCCTGTTCCCTGAATCTGCCCCCTAGTGAGGTCCCGCCATGCTCTCGCTCTCTGCCCTCCAAGCCTATATCGCCCAGATTCAGTGTGACTGTGACCGCGTGTGGATCGCCGAGCAACTGCGGGCGCTGCACGATGAGTCCGATGATCCCACCTATCGCATGCAGTTGGCGGAGTTGCAGCGGTTCGCCTGTGCCAATCCGATCTTTGGCTACCATCACTATTTCGCAGGCTGTGCTGATGGCGGTGGCAACAAGGCGGTGGTGCGATCTGATGTCAGTAAGATGGCAGGGATGCAGCATGAGGTGGATCTGCATGAACTAGAAAAGTCTGATAGATCCGACCGTGAGGCTCTCGATCAAAAAGCGGATCTCGAATCTAAGGCGCTGGCAGCGGCCCAAAAGATGACGCCTGAAGAGCGGCAGGTACTTTCCGATCATCTGGATCGTATTCAGTCCCAAGTACAGCGCCTGAACGCCGATCTTATCCATGCGTTTGAGAAAAACCCTGAAGCCGATATGAATGACCCCCATATTCGCAGCGTTGCCGAGCAACTGCGTACACGGCAAGCGGAAGCGCACATGCTATCCACGCATCTGAGTCGTGCGCAGAATGAAGAGAACGCTCGGCAAGGGCGTATCGCTGCTTTCGCCAAGTCGATGGCAAAGGATCATGAAGCAGGGCTCAAAAACGTGCAGGAAGCGAAAGCAAGGGATGCCGCAGCCGCAAAGGCCAAAGCCGATGCCGTGCAAGCGAAAGCCGCGAAAACCGCCGCCCTCGCCCAAGCACGTGCAGAACGCGAGCAACGCCGCCTTGAAGAGATTCAGATGCGTGAGAATGTGCGTCGCGCGAAGGCGCAGATTGAGATTCGCTACGCCCGTGAGGCTGTGAAGGCTGCTCGCAGCAAACTGGATGATGCGGTGGCGAAACAGCGCCCCGCCAAATCCATTGCCTCCGCCAAAGAGAAGTTGCGCCAAGCGCGTTTGCAGGTACAGATCCTAAACGCCAAGGAAAAGAACCGTCAATCGGTGCAGATGAAACTTGACCTAGCCGAGGCGGCCAATAAGCCCACCCGCAAAGCATCGTCCAAACGGGCAATGGTAGCAGACCTCATCCAGCGTACCATGATGCAGGCCAATATCCTCCGGTTTGGCTGCACGCCAGAGAACGTGATTCGAGGGTATAACGGCCATTTCGCAGGATGTGCGGGTGGCGGTTCCACGGGTAAGGCAGTCCATTCCCAAGTCATTCACACCCGTGGTGGGATGAAAGCGGAGATCGATCTGCGGATGCACGAACGCGATGCAAAAGCCTTTGTTGCCAAGAATGGTGCTGCCCAGTACAAGGCGGTGCATGATGATCTCGTGCAACAAGCGAAGGCGGGGGCGGCGCAACTGACGGCAGCTGACAAGACCATCTTGCAAGCCGACCTCAAAAGCGTGTTAGCTAAGGCGGCGGCGATTGAGCGCAATGGGCAAAGTGCCACGTATTTACGGGATGAGGCGCTGATGTTGCAGCGGCAGTTACAGCGGGCAGGGGTGACAAAAAGCGCAGGCAAGGCGACGGGGAAACAAAACGTTCCCAGTGCTCCGAAACCCGCCCATAAAACCAGTAACATCCATCCATCCTTTACAGTGCCAAAATATGATTTTGATCCGCTGGCCCCGATCAATCCTCGTGCAGTGCATCTCATGTATGGCACGGATAAGTTTCGCCAAGCACTTGTCGAGGAAACGTTGGCGGGACTGAAAACGGCAGCCAGATCCTGGGCGAATGCCCATCCGGCAGATGGACAGCCCGCATCGTACTCAAAGAAATCGGATCTCGTGGACTATTTGTTTGATCGGGTCACCAAACATGATGGCACGATTGCATCATCTGCCGATGTTGCCGCTGCGGTGGCAAAAGAGCCAGTGGTGGATGCGCCGCTTCCTCCTACTTCTCGTGCCATCCAAGCCACCCTCGTCGCCACCCGTCTCGCGCATCTACGCACCCAACTCGACCGCGTGAAGTGACCTATGCCTGATCGTACCGCCGCCCTCATCGCCGCTGATGCCCGTATCCGCGCCACCATCATGCGTCTGGAAACCCGTCGCATGCCCAAAGGGCCAGCAGGGTTGCGGCTCGTCACACCACAGCGAGAGCGGGTGACGGGGCAGATCGTGCGCGAGGTCGCCTGGCCGCGCTATCTCGTGTGGCACAGCTACATCATGAGTCAGGTGCCGACCTCAGCCAGCGTCACGGTGATGGCACATCGGTTGCATGGCCACCTCTTGTATCGTGCCGCGTTGTGGTGCCAAGCCCACGGACTGCCCCTGCCCACGAAGGATCACACGACGCCACCCGCATGGGCGATGCAGCCCTACCAAACGCTGTCCATCACCCGCGCTGTGGATGACGGCGGCGACCCCGAAGCCTACTGGGATGACTATGGTGATTGGCCCGATGCGCTGGAAGGATTGACCCCGCAAGAGATTGCCGCCTGGGGATTGGAAAGCAGCCAACAGGCCAGTGACAGCGCGACCTTTGATGCCTGGATTGCCAATGAAGTCATGACCGACCTGGGCGTCCTGCAAGTATTGTCCCAAATCTGGAATGGCAGTGCGGCACAATTGGCGATGGGGGAATCGTTGGGGGCGATGGGCATCACGGGCAGCTTTGATTTGGTTGATCCCACGATGATGTCCTTCCTGCAAAACCAAGCAGGGTTGCTCGTGGGCGGGCAGGCGAACCGCTTAGCCAGTGCCGAGCGCAACCTCTTGCAACAGGCGCTGTTCGAGGGGCTAGGCGGCGCTGATGGCGGCGTGGGGCTGGCGATGCCAGGACTTGCCCGCATGCTGCAAGACGCGATGGCGGCGTATGGCGGGGCGCTGGCCGATATGAGTAGCGCACGGGCGATGATGATTGCCGTGACGGAGACGGCGCGGGCCGAGACTATCGGCCAGTTTGCCTCGATGCTCGCCACCGGAGCGCAGCAAAAGCAGTGGATTGCCACCGCCGGGGCATGCCAAATCTGCGCTGAAAATGAATCCGTCAGTCCCATCGGCATTATGGAAGAGTTTCCTAGTGGTGGCCTTGCCCCGCCAATTCACCCTCTGTGCCGATGCTCAATCGCCGCCTACGTCGATCCGACCGCACCCTTTGACCCCAAACAATGGGCCAATGCGCCAGGGCAAGATGCCATCAATAGCTTCTTTAGTGACCCCGCCTGGGCCTTGTGGCCCCAGATCCCTGATGGCGTCGATATGTCGGCGCTACGTGCCACCCAACCCACGCCCAACCTTGCGGCGGAGTGGGCACGGGGCAGCGCACTGGCGACGCGCATTGGCGCCGTCGCCCAGCGATTCGAGGGGCAGGGTGACACCCTGGATGAACTGGCACACCACCTCACCCCTGCCCAGATGCGCCACGCTGCGAGCGAGATCCGGCAAGTCATCGTGCAGGATATCAGTGACTTTCGGGCTAGGAGTAATTATCTATTCTCAAACGATTGAGTTTTACACTATGATTGAAGTATCAAGAAGCAATGAGGTACTTCAATGCCAGATGAAAAGCAACCCCAACTGCCCCCTCCCACAGGCTGGATGAGTGCCAAGGGAGCAGGGGAATTTTTAGGGCTAAGCCCTATTACAGTCCGTAACCTTGTTCGTAACAAGGTGCTTGACCCTGGCTACATTGGTACGAACCTTTATGTCAGTGAGGTAAGTGTTCGGCGCTACGCGAAAGAACGGAAACCCTCTCATCGCCCTAAGAGCAAAAGTATTAAGTAAAACTAGAGCGATTGTGTTCCACGTGGAACAGTGGGAGGGAATATGGATGCCTATGCACGATTTGCGATCATTCAGGCTGGTTTGCCCCATTGGATGCGCAGAGAAGAGGCCATCTCACTGCTGAAAACTTCTGGTTCCCAACTTTCGAGATGGTGCAAGGCTGGCGTAATTACAAGCCGAAAAGATTTGAGTGATTTTCGCATTGTCTGGTTGAAACGCAGTGACGTGGAGCAACTCATTGTGAAGCGAGAAAATTCCTCGGCCCAAAATTGCTCAGAGATCGGATTGCTAAAATGACTCATTCCCGAAACGCATCTTTGTAATGTTCGGGTAAGGTCATGCACACCAACGATGTAGATCCGCAAAAATGCGAATCCTCAATCTGACTTTTCCTTGCTGCTGCAATTGGATGGCGCTGATTGCACTCACCCCCCTTGTTCAATGTGTGCCACCCTGCCACAAAAGCCGTCAAATGCCAAAACTCAACTCGCACGTTACACGGTTGCTTGCCAAGAATGGGAAAAATCCAGCACCTCAATTCCTCCAAAGCATGGTTTTAGGCCAGTTGAGGCGGTCTTTTGCCCGATTTTGGGAAGGATTGAGGTGCAAAAATTTGACGGCCTGTTTTCGGACACGTGGGACCCGATCCACTTACGAATGATTGCCTGCCTGTTGAGTTGAGAAATCTGCCGTTAGCTATTTCGTAATGTCCGGCAAGTAGTTAATCAATCACTTGATTGGCTGGTGTGCGAGGTATGGGTGATGGGACCGATGGCAGTGGTGACGGTGGCGGGTGACGGTGGTGGTGGCGAGTGACCGCCAGGTATGAGGTACGTGCGATGCTGACTCCCCAAGCGTTACAGGATTATTGTGGAATGACACGATAAAAATCTCATCTTCGCCAGGATTCCTGTCCCCAAAATGACATCAATCCAGGAGTACCCAGAGATGTGCTGCTTAACTGCTTTGCCATGATTCGCGTCGAGATCATGTACCCCTTTGCGAATGCATGAATTGATGCCTCGCAACGCTTGCTGTCCCGACGCGAATCATGGCAAATGGGATAGTAATGATGGCATTCAGAATCGGGATCATTGCGCGGGACAAGAATCATGGCAACGACCAAACGTGGAACCCGCTTTTTACGTGCGCACGAATCCTGGCAACGCGGACTTTTATCCTGTCAACCCACACTGATGTCCCCCACCCCTGACTATCCCGCCGTGATTCGTGCCGCTGGCCCTGATGCCATGCATGCCTATGACGCCCTCATCCAACGCCTCACCGCCGCCAATGGCGCGGCGGGGCCAGCGACGCTGTACCCTGAAGAGGTCGAACTGCTGGTGCATCAGGCGGGTGGCCCTATCCCACCAGACCTCTTGCAGCACCCCATCCCCCCTGATACGGAGTAACGCTGATGGTTGCGCGCCCGACGCTAACTGAACTACGGGCGCGCCTCACCCGCATGCAAGAGGCCGTCGTTGCCCGTGACTATCATCCCGATCAACCTCGCACAGCAGATGGGCGGTTTGGCTCGACAGGTGGCAAACCTGTCGACCTCTTGCTCAATCCAGGCGACGACATGGGCAAGTACGCCAAGATCATTGCCAAGGCGGCAGGCAACGAAGAGATCGTTGGTCAGTGCTCCCATTGCTCGCGCATGCTTTCTGGCCCGCTAGCAGGTAAACGCATCGGAGTTATCGTGCGCAAAAACGCCTGGACCACTGGCCTCAAGACGGGCTTCTCGCATGGGGTATGTCGGTCATGTCAGAAGGACTGGCTCATCGATGTCTATACCAAGAAAGGGTTGACACCTGAGCAGGCCACGGCACGGGCGACGCTCTTTCAGGCGGGCAAACCCATCCCTGATGACCTGCGTACCGAGGCGGAAAAGGCCCAGCGTGCCATGACCCCCGATGAAGCATACGCCCTACTGCGTCAGGCCCAGGCGGCACGGTTACAGTTGGTGCGCACTCGCCTGGCGCTGCACATCCTGCGTGTGCGAATGGCCGATGAGACCCGCTATGAGGGTGGGTTGAATGGGCGCATCCCCTTGTTCGCAATGGGTGCCGATGGTAAGATGCACTTCGCAGGCAGTACACCAGGGGCGGGCAAGGCCCCAATTCCGACATCGCCGGGCCATCTGCACATCCCTGGCGTGACCCATGTCGCGCATACCGATGGCAAGGGCGGGGGGGTGAAAGCGAGTGGCAAGCATGGTGCAAAGACCCCATCCGTCGCCGATCTGCACCATGCGTCCCGCGCATGGCAAGCAGCGAACCCGCACACCCCAGAGACGCCACCTACGCCCGTCGATCAACTGGTGCTTGTCCAGCCCGTCGATATGCGGGAAATTGACCCGTATACCCATCCCGATGCCCACCGACTCGCCAGCATCTTCGGCGAGCATCAGGTGGGGGCGGCCATCAGCAACTTCACCGTTAGCACCTTGCAGCAGATGGCAAAATCCCTGGGCATCTCCACCACGGGCATGCGCAGCAACCATGATGCGTTGGTCTCGGTCATCACAGCGCATGTAACAAATGGCCACTACAGCGCCGATTTCGGCACGCAGACGGCGACGGGCAAGACGGCGGGGACGAAAGCCCAAAGCGAAGAGGCGGGAAGGTTCCCAGCCGCACGGATAGAAGAATTGAAGAACCGCGCCCTATATGGCGATAAAACGGCGCAAGAAGAGGTCATGAATCTCCTGCGCGATCATTTTCACGATCCTGAGTCCAAAAGTGTTGCCACGGACAGCGAAAAGGCGGCCCGTGCCGCCGATCTCATGCTGCAATATCGGGGTCGCTATGAGAGGGAGCAGTCCGGCTACCTTACGGATAACGGTAGACCGCTTTCCCGTGCGGCTGATCCCGCATTGTTCTGGCACGCGGCTGGTGGCGACCCGGAACTCATGGAACTCATGTTGAAGTCTGGCGTGGGAGGCATGATGCCGCATTATCTGCGTCAGCATCCCGATATGCTAGGCATGGAACGATTTAACAATGGCCAGGTGAATCGCGACCCATCACCAAAGGAAATTGTGCAGGCGCTGCAACTGCAACATGACGGTAAAGTGACTTGGCGCGTTGGTTCGGATGGCGGCGCACCCCCCAACCCTGCTGATCCCCGTGCCGCCAACTACCTCGCCGACATGGCCCGCCTACGCGAGACCCATGCGGCGTATCTGGCTGATACCCCTGCCGTGGCCAAAGCACATGATGCGGCGACAAAAGCCGCACGTGGGGGGACGAAGGCAAAAGAGCCGACAGCCAACCAACAACTACGCATCAATCAGCACCAAGTCGTCGATCGACTGGTTCCTATTCAGACTGGGCTTCGGTTTAACGCCTTCAATCTGTTAGATGATGCGAGCCTCACGAGCGCCCATCGAACCTTTGGCTCTGATCAACTCAAAGACGCCATTTATGCGAATCCCACAGCAGACCTTCGCGCGAAAGCGCAAGAGATGGGTATTTATCGAGCAGGGATGACGCATGAAGATTTGGCCCGTACAATTGCTGCCGCCTGGATTGCCAAAGAGGGCCACATTGACGGCCCGCCCTCTCATTTGGATGAGATATTGGCTCAGACGAGCAAACCCGACGCCTATACGGGTGCGGATCTGGTGCCGATCTCGTCGGCGGTGGGTTACAACATCAATGTGTATGGCCCGCCACAAGAGGATATCCTGCTCAAGATCTATGGCGCGGAACAACTGCCCAAGGCGCTCTCGCTGTTTAGTACACCCAAACTCAAAGAGGCGGTGGACAGGGCGATGACGAAGTATCCTGGCACCAAGCCCGCCAGCCGCACCAAACGCGAGGATCTCATTGCATATCTCGTACAGCAAGCGGTACATCCGGGCGAACCGATGCCAGGTGCCAGTGCGGGTAAGGATCTTACTGGCCTCAAACCTTCTGGGGCGGCGACACTCGCCATTTTGGGGTCACAGTTACTTCAGTTGAAAGATCCTGGAGATCCAATCGAAGCGTGGCATCATTTTGGTGGCACGGCGGAGTCACTGCGTGCGGTCTTATATGAAGAACCCATTGGGTATTTACGCGGTATGCTGATGCATCCCAATATGCCTCCTGGGCCATCCCCCCGTGGCAAATCGCGGCAAGTGTTGGCCGACAACATCGTCAAACGCCTCGATGCGCACTTCAATCCGCAGCCGCCCACCAGTGCGGGCAAGGGTCTTAGTGGCCTCAAACCCTCGGGGGTTGCGGCATCACCAGCCGACCCCTATCACACAATGAGTCCTCATGATCTGTTGCATGCGGTAGGCGAGGCTCAATTCCATGAGGCATTATCCCGTATGTCCACGGCAACCCTGCGGGAGATGGCAAAAACCTATGCCATCCCCACGGGCCGCGCCAAACGCGATATGGTGGATGCTATTGAGCAGTGGACGAAGGCGCATCCCGAAATGGCAGGCGTCTATCCCACAAAGGGTAGTACCGCCATCAAGGATAGCGCGACACGCATGACCCTGCCCGATCTCGCCGCCAAACTCGCTCACCTGCGCGCCGCCGCCCGCATGTAACCCTCTCGCAATCATCCCCCTATTTTACGCAAAGCCGCTCTACAGGCGGCTTTTCTGTTGCCCGCCAACAGGAGGACCGCCCGCATGGCTGTGAAATATGCCAAAACCCAACGCGCCAAGAAGTTCCAATCCCCTGGCCACTACACGACCAAGGACCGCACCACCATCGATGCCGCCGATTTTGGCGACCCAGCGCACAAACTCTTCCCCATCGTTGTGGCGGCGGACGTGGCCGATGCGGCCCGCCTCATTGGCAAGGCCGCCGACCCCGACGCCGTGAAAGCACGGATCATCAAAATCGCCAAGAAAAAAGGTTTCCCGTTGCCCGCAAGTTGGGAAGAGGAGAGCGGCGCCCGCGCCCTTCTGCCCACCGAAACCCGCGCCGATGCCGCCAGCGTCACCACCCTCCCCTTTGCCCGTGTCACGCGCATTGATGAGCAGAACCGCCTCGTCACGCTACGGGCAACGTCGGAGGCAACGGACTCCTTCCGCACTGCCTTTGCCTATGAAGCCAGCAAAGATGCGTTTTCGCGGTGGGAGCAGGCCGCAGGCAACATTCGCGAGATGCACGCCCCCAAGGCGGTGGGCCGGGCGGTGCAGGTGGAGTACGACGATGCGTCGCGCGCCATCGACGTGACCCTGCGGATCTCGAAAGGGGCCCAAGACACCTGGGAAAAGATTGTGGATGGCACGTTGCAAGGCGGCAGCATCGGCGCCTCGAATGTGGTCTGGCAAGTGAATCAGCAACGGGTTGCCAATGCCCCCGAAAAGATTGCCACGAAATACGACCTCGTGGAGCTCTCGCTCGTGGACAATCCGAGCAACCCCGATTGCCGCGTCCTTGCCGTGCGTGCCGCTGGTGCCACCGATATTCTCGAAGCCCTGGACGACGCCCCCGCCCCCGCCGCGCACCCCAAAGGCATGGCCAACCCCGCGAATCTTCCCCCCACGATTGCCGCCGCCATGGCCGCCGCCTATGGCGACGCGCCCGACGAAACCCTATCATCGGCGCCACGCGCCGCCACACCACAGGAGGCCCCTATGGGCATGAACGCCAAGAACCGGGCGCGAGAGGCGGCGCAACGTGCGGCGCAGGAACGCGCGCTGAAGATCCGTGCCGCCGGAGACGCGGCGGTGAAAGCCGCAAACCTTACCCAATACGCCCCAGGACGCGGCAGCTTTGATGTCTTTACCCAACAGGTCGCCGCCGTACGCGGCACTGCCGAGGCCGAGGCGGCACGGGCCTTGCCGCCCGTCATGGGGCGCTTCGCCGCCCCCGACACCGCGCCTGCCGCCCCGACCGAGACGCGCTTCGACGACCCTGCTGGCATCATCCCCGCACCAGACACGGCGGCCAATCCCGCCAGCATGCCCGAAACACCGCTCGCGGTGTCGTTGGACGATCAGTCCTCGGCCAGTCACCCCTTGCCCCATGTCCATGCCCATGCCCACACCCATAGCGATGGCATGACGCATGCCCACCCGCACAGCCACAGCCACGAGGAACACGTCATGCGGGCCGACATGCCGGACAACGCGCCGCATGCGGAGCACGCCCATGTCTATCGCGGCGGCGTGGCGTATGACGCCACCCTCTTGCAGCAGCCCGAACTGTTGCGCGGCACGCCGTGGCAAATCAACCCCATCGCCGCCGCCACCGCCGAGGCGGGTAACGTCCACGGCACGCAGTTGGTCGCCGCCAAGATGGCCAAAACGGGCACGGCCATGATGCAGCCGCAAGGCGTGGGCCACCCGGTCATGTATAACAGTGAAGACGCCAACATGCTGGGCTTTGCCGTGCCCGTCGCCGCCGATCCGGTGCAGGCCACCCCCACCGACAACGTGACGCTGGACCCCGCCATGTTCCACTCTGGCGGCCATAGGCCGCGTGTGGATAACGTCCATGTCAAGGAACCCATGGCCGATCAGGATGGCGACCATGACGCGGCAGAGGACGAGACGGAGCGGACCGAAGGGGACAAGATCGTGGGCGGCGGGTTGCCTGCCTTCACCGTGCCCAATCGGGATGTGGAGGCGACGCCCCGCATGGCGGCAGCAGATGACGGTGGGTTGCCCGCCTTTGCCGATCTCGTCGAGGAACTGCGCACGGCCCTGGCCGAGCACCTCAACCTCGAACTGCGCTATGGCGCCCGGCTGTCCGGGGATAGCATGGACGCCGTGCATGGCATTCGCGATAGTGCCCTGGCCACGGCGCAGATGGCGACGGCGCACTGCGGCTGCGACGAGTGCCAGGCCCACCAACCTGTGATTCTGGCCCTCATGAACGGCGAACCGCCCGATATGGGGGACGAGGACGATGAGGACGAGGACGAGGACACGGGGGCAGGCGACGATGACGGCATGCGCCTGCAATTAGCCGAAACACAGCGGCAAACGGCGGAGGCACTGAACATGGTCTTTGGCCAAGTGCAAACGCTGGCCACACGCCTCGCGACGCTGGAAACCCAAACGCCATACCTCGCCGCGCAGTTGAGCGATCTCACGCTGACCCTCGCTGATCAGCAGCGCATGCAATCCGCCACCGTGACCCGTGCGCAATCGGCGCAAGACGCCCAGACCCAGGCCCTGCAAACAGCCATTATCCAGCGAATGGAAGCGTTGGCTGCGGACGCCGCAGCGACGAAAGCACTCGTGGAGCAAGTGGCGGCGCAACCTGTGGCGGGCAATGCCCCGCTCGCCCCCTGGGCCGTGCCAGTGGACAAACGGATGGGCGGCTACTATGGCAACGCCCAACCCGAAAGCACGCCAGAACAAATCCGGGCCTGGATCGCCCAGCGCCCAATGGAAGACCAAATCGACCTTGCCGCCCAACTCGTGCGGCCCGCAACCCGCAAATAACTTCACCCCTACTCCCCTCCCTTGAGGGGATACTTATAAGGAGACCCATTCGTGCAAATTTCCGAAGAGACGATCCGCCTCGTTGAGGAAGCGATCGCCACCCGTCAGATGATGCCCAATGTCACCCGTGGCATCACGATCAGTTCTAATGACATTGGCTATGACCTTGAAGCCCCCGCCAAAGTCATCGTCCCAGTGCAGACGCCGCTCGTCAACATGCTGCCCCGCAAACCAGGGCCTGGCATCAACATCACCAACTGGAAGGCCATCACCGCCTTCGACACCTCGCGCAGTTGGGGTACCCTATCCGGCAACAACGTCCCCACTGCCGTCACGTACAGCTTCGTCTCCCTCTCCAACAACTACCATACCATCGCCCTGTCGAACTCCGTAGACTTCGAGGCGCAGTGGTATGGGCGCAGTTTTGAAGGCGATGTCCGGGCGCGGCGCTTGGCCGAACTGCTGTACCAGGTCAAGATCACCGAAGAGCGGTGGCTCTTGCAAGCCTCAGCCAAGTTGATGGTGCCCCCGGCCCCGGTGCTCTCCACCACGACCAGTGGCGGCGCGGCGCTGGACAGCACGACGTACTATGTCACGGTGACGGCAGTTAACGCCAACGGCGAAACGACGCAGAGCAGCGCCACCAGCATCACCACAGGCAACTCTGGCTCCAATGTCAATACCCTCAAGGTCACGCTCTTCACGGTCCCGAATGCGACGTACTACAACGTCTATATTGGCACCAACAGTGCGGCGGCCCGCACCACGCAGTGGCTGCAATCCTCCATCTCCGGCAACAGCAACGCTCCGCAGCCCTCCGTCAACGTGGCCGTCTCGCTGAACGGCGGCGGCTCGACGGCCTGTGGCGAAGTCCAGGCCCCTACCGTTGGCCCCTTGTCCCTCACGGCGTCGGTTGCCTCCTCTGGCACGAACCCGCCCTCCACCAACGGCGCGAACACCTTCCAGGACTCGAACTCCAACACGACGATGTGGGATGGCCTCATCTCCCAAGGCCTCTTGAACGCGGGCACGGGCAATGGCTTGACGCTGGGGACGCAGGTGGCACAACCCGCCGCCACCAATGGTGTGCTGGCCCTGTCCGACATCGACAACCTGTTGGTCTCAGCCTACAACCAGGCTGCCGCCGACCCCGATGTCTTGATCATGAACAGCATCGTCCATCGCAAGCTCACCAACCTCGTGGCGCAGGCCAACCAGACGCGCTACGTCGTGGATTCGACGCAGGGTCAGGCCCAGGGCAACCTCACGGCGCAATACCGCGTCACGCATTACCTCAACGAAGCGACGGGCAAAGAGATCCCGATTGTCGTGGACCGCTACTGCCCCGCCGACACCATCGTGGCGCTGCCGATGTCCATCCCCTATCCGGTGCCCGAAATCAGCAACGCCGTGGAGATCGAAGTGAACCAGGAATACTGGGGCATCGACTTCGCCATCACGAACAGTTCCTTCCAATTCGCGGATTACGTGAACGAGACCTTGAAGGTCTACTTCCTGGGCGGCTTGTGCGTTCTGCGCGGCATTACTCCCGCTGTCTAAATCCCCCCCCATTTCATTCACGGGCGGTGGCGAAGGCCACCGCCCGTTGCATAGGAGTACCCCCTCATGGCAACAACTGCCAATACCCAAGGACTCATTGACAGCAGCGCGCGCACGCTGCCTACCCTGCACTCGCCGGGCAATGCCCAAGAATCCGCCATCATGGCGGGCACGCAAATCATAGACAATGTGACGGGCGAGCCATATGCGCCCCAGGTGACGCAGATCGGTGATCGCAGCACCCCGGCGCAGGCCGCTGCCGTTGACACCTTCGGCAACCTTTCCATGAAGTTGGGCGGTGTGGGCTATCCCGTCATTGTCCAGAAAGGCAACGCCGCCAGCACGGGCTCGGTGGCGTCGCTGGCCAAAGCCTTCACCACCGCCAACACCGCAGGCAATACCATCGTGGTCGTGGCAGGCTGCGGCAATGGCACCGCCATGACGGTGGCCGACACCCTGGGCAATACCTACGTCTCGGCGGTGGCGGCCCCCAACAGCACGACGTTTGCGTCCCAGATCTTCTATGCCGCTGGCGTCCTCGCGGGGACGAACACCGTCACCGTCACCAACGCGGGTACCACGGCTTCGATGGCCATGGAAATCTACGAAGTCTCCGGCCTTTTGGCCGTAGCGGCGGGGCAGCCCGACTACACGTCGCTGAGCACGGGCACCAGTGCCACCCCCAGCGCGCCCAACCACGCGCCAAGCCTGCCCAATAGTATTGCCTTCATGGGCGTGGCCGTCGGTACGGCAGCCCAAGCCGTGAGTGCCACCGCCTCCAGCGGCTGGACCCTGGATTCGACGCAGAACACCACGACCCCGGCGGGTTTGTATACCTTTGGCGCGCTCTCGGCCTTCCTGGCCTCCACTGCGCCTATCACGCCCAAGGCGACCTTGGCGGGATCAGAGCCGTATGCTATCGCGGCGGCGGTCTTCCGGCCCGTGGCGCTGCCCATCACGGGTATCGTCACCCAGGACGGCTACAACTATACGCACTTCAACACGGCGCAGACCAACACCATCGTCAAAACGGGTTCTGGCATCCTGCACGCCTTGATCCTCAATACGGCGGTCGCCAGCGCGACGTTCGAGTATGACGATGCCATCACGCATACCAACGCGATGGGTATCTTCACCCTGCCTGGTACGTTGCTCGCCTCCAACGGCTACTACGAACTCGACGTGCGCTTCAACACGGGCTTGGCGATCACCTCAACGGGCACGGCGGACTGGACGGTCGTCTGGAAATAGTCCTTGCGGTGCGTGCGCCGTACCGCGCACGCACCGCGTCTATCTCGCCCATACCCCAGACGGACCCCAACGGGTCCGTCTGGGCAGTGGAGGTTGCCCCATGACGGTCTTCGCGGTGTACATCGATCTTCCGACCTTCCTGAACCAATCGGCAGTCAATCAGGAAACGAATAGCCTGGTGGGGATGAACACGACCCTGGTAGGGGGCAGTGGTGGCACGTATCCGGCAGGCAGCACCACGCTCGCGGTCGGCAGCACCACGGGCATCACCAACGCCTCACCGTCGGCCAATAACCCCGCCACGACGTGGATCTTGGATGGCCTCAATAGCGAGATCGTGAGCGTCACCGCCATCTCTGGCACGACGCTGACGCTCACGGCGGGGACGCTGGCGGCGCACACCAATGGGACCAGCATCAGTACGGCGGGCACGGCGGGATGTTTGGCCGATATGATTCACCAGGCATCGCGTGAGGTGGATAATATCTGCTGCCAAGGGCCAGAAGGGGTGACCGAGTATGATGGCACGCCGCTCTCGACTGACCGCAGCCTCTATGCCATCAGCCGTGTTGAGACCTATGAAGCGCCCTATGGCTATGCCCAATTCAATGTCGATAATGCCCTCACGATCTATCCCTATCACTTTCCCGCCCGCAGCGTCACCAGCATCACGGTGCAAGTGGGCGCCATGACGCCCGTCTCGATGGGGACGCAGTATCTCACTTTTTCCCAAGGCGGGCGGGTCGTGACCGTACCCTATGCCCAACTGACCTCGACGCCGCCCAATATTCAAAGCTATTTTGTCTATCCCTTTTCCCGCAATCAAGAAACCTTCCTGGTCATGACCTATACGGGTGGCCCCATTGCCAGTGCCAGCCTCTCTGCTGTGCCCGGCGATATCCAACGCGCCACGATGCTGCTCGTAGCGGACACGATGGCGACCCGCAAGAACCCCTACGGTGCCGCCACGGCCCGCCTGGGCGATGAACAACACATGTTTGAACTGCGCGGCGACACGGCGGGCAAATCCCTCTTGTGGAAAGACGCCGCCCACCGTCTGCAACCCTACACGCGAAAGGTTTAGCCCATGTCTGAAGCTGCCCCACCGCTGGCCCATCATGAACGCTTTCGCCGCGCCGCTGCGGCCCACCATCGGGGCTTGCCCTATGACGACGCCGAGATGCTGGCCGAAGTACGCCACGTCGAGGATGAGATCCTGCTCATGACGACCTTCAATGGCTATGACGCCGTGCGCTCTGCCCGCGCGCAGTATCCCCAGTTCGTGGAAGATGTGCTGGCGTATCTGCATGTCAAGGCCGCCGCTGAGGCGGAGCGAGCGGCACGCACTCCCAGGAAGTGAGCCATGTGGACGACCACTGTCACCGTGCAACGGCCCGAAGGCACGACGCTTACTGATGCCACCAATCGCCCGGTGACGCATCTACCCGTGAAGGTCGATGCCAGTAGCGGCACGTTGGCCGAAGCCATCGCCTCGGCGATGCTGCCACAGTATCACAGTGGCATCAAGTTCAAAATCTTGGTGGATTGGCAACCCAATGCGTTGCTGAAACAGGCCGATATCTTGATCGACGAAGCGCAGATCGACCCTGACACGGGCACCTATTACAAGTATCGCGTCATTGCGCGCCCCATGAATTTTGTGGGGTCTCACCAACAACTCGAAGTCGAGACCGTGGTCGGTACGGTGTAACGATGTTTCAACTCGTCTCTACCTGCCCCACCTGTGGGGCACCCCTCTTTGCGGAAACCCCCACCGCCATCTCGACCTGGGATCTCTGGCCCCACGTCCCTGCCATCACCTATACCTGCATCTGTCGCCTGAGTGCGGAGCCACTGCCCACGGAAACACCCCTAGAGCCGTACTGCCGCCCCAAGCGGAAACCTTCTGCCTTCGGTGGCAGCAGTCTGCGAGATTAACATGAGTTACACCCCCACCACCTTCGCCGATCTCGCCGCGTGGCAACTCACGGTGCAAAACGAGGTACAGATCGGCGGGTCGAGTCCCTTTCCCCTCATGACGGCGAACGACGCCGCGCTGTATGGCGCGACCCTCACCTTCGGCACCGATGTCGCGATCTTTATCGGTGTTCCCAAAGACCTCAAGACGCTCTATCCCTATCAATGCTGGCTCACCCCCTTGAGCGAAAACGTCTATCGCAAGACATTGGGCGGTTATGTCTTCGATGAGATTGAAGTGGCCATCGTCGTTGCGGGGAACTGGACGACCAATGCGTATGCCGTCCAAAAACAGATCTACGCCATTCGTGATGTGTTTGAGACCGTCATCGCGAAACATGCCGAGCAGCCCAATGCCGCCGAAGTCGTCGGCGCGAAGTGGGGCGCATCGGGCAGTAGTGGCTCGCACGGTTTTTATATGTTGGAAGAGATCGGCTACGGCTGGTACTGCTGGCGCACCACGCGCTGGATGCGCCGCCAATGGATCGTGCAAGGCAACGTGCAACAATAAGACCAACCCCACCAATAACACCATCGGCCAGCCCCAAAAGGCTGGCCTCTGCCATCCCACTTTACCCCCACGAGGTACCCGCATGCCCAAAAAGCCTGATCCCGCACCCATTGTTTACCAGCCCGAAGATCCGCCCCCCGTCCCCGAACGTGTCCTGGTCGGCGGCACGGAAACGGGCCTGCCGCAGGGTCTGCACCTCAACGGCCAGTTCTACGCCACACGCCTCTCTGATGGCCGTCTGGTCGTGGAAGGGCTGCCCGACAGCCTCATGGCCCGCTATTATCCCGACCTCTTTCCTCCCGCCCTTCCCGTGGCGGCTGACCCTGTGGCGGATCTCCCGCCCCCACCAACGATAACTGAGGTATAAGCCATGCCAAGTACACCTCGTGGGTATAATCTTTTCGTGCAGGAGAATACGAGCGGGCTGCAACAACTGCTCACCGCCACCGCCGTTTCTGCACTCCCTGTTGGCCTCACATCCAGCACGGCGCTGACCGCTGCCACCACGGGCATGCACCTGCTCATCCGCATCTACAACCACACCGCCACAGGCACCATTACCGTGGCAGGCACGGCCCCGCTCACGGGTGGCGCGGTGAGTGAGACCACGCCCACCATTCCGGTTATGGAATCGCCTGGCACCTATTACGACTATGTGACAACGAGCGTCTATGCCACCGTCACGGCCAGCACGGGCATCTCGGTGAGCGGCCTCACGGGGGGCAGTATCACCATCTATGGCATCCAGGCCGCCTCACGGGGTATGCCATTAGAGGTGAAATTGACCGACAAAAATAGCGTCTATGTCCCCGTGGCGCAACGCGGCGATTTCAGTCAGTCCCACGTGCGCGCCCTCAAGACGGCGGACAATCCTGAATGGGAGGCAACGGGTGCCCTGTGGCCGGATAGTGCCTCCCTTATCATCCCAGGGGCCTGGTCTACCTCGCCCACCTCGACGCAGTTGCCCGGCAGCGCCATCAGTATCTTGGCCAGTACGGGCATCACCACAGGGTCAAATGCCAGCGCCGCCAACCAGCCCACGGCGCCCGGCATGATCCTGAAATGCGTCATCTCCTCCTCGCCCACGACGGCGGCGACGGTGAGCGTCACAGGTACCAACCTCTATGGCGAGACCATCACCGAGGTGGTCGTGCCCAGCACCAAGAGCAACGGCACTTACTACTCGCAGAACTCCTTTGCCAGCATCGCTTCGAGCGGCATCGTGTATGGCAGCTTTGGCGCAGGCAACTTGGTGATATCGGGTATCTTTGGCGCGACGCTTTCGGGCAACCTCGCCAACGCCCCCTACAGCACCTTTGCCATTGGCCAGTATGACGGCATCGGCAGTTACGTCGCGCCGTGGGCCACGGTGGAATCGTGGGAGATCACGGGTGGCATGGACAAGGAGTGTATGATCGCCCTCAAGGGTCCCTGTCAAGCCGTCCTGCCTGTGGGTGTGTATTCCACCACCACCAGCCAAATCCCCGCCCTGGTCAACCCCATCGACGAGCCCATCGTGGGCTGGCGTTCCCTCGTCTTCATCGACGCCATCAGTGGCACGGCGGGCACGACGCAGTTTTTGGACGTGATGGAGTGGAAAGTAGCGGGCGTCATGAAGACCAAGACGACGCACCGCTCAGCCTTCAATCCCCCTGCGACGTTCTGGTCGGCACTGGACTATGGTCGCCACGAACTCTCCTGCGAACTGAAAGTCTATATGGATGCTACGGCGTACCAGAACGAGTATGCCCTCGCATTCAAACAGGGCAAGAAGCGCCTCGTGCAGATCCAGCTCTACGGCGGGCCGAACCTCTCGGCGGCCAACCAGCAGGGCTTGACGCTGACCTTCCCCTGCGAATGGGTGGAAGATCCCCAGCGCGTCTTCACCCTCAATCAGGAGTATGTCGAACTGACGCTCAAGGGTGATATCTACCGCGATGACGCCCTGGGCTATGACTTCAACTACTCCTGGAACACGCGCTTCCCCACGTACTAGGTTGGTTCATGCAATCCTGCCAAGTGTCATTACTTGGCAGGATATGGCTGGCTACGGATGTGACGCCCATGCGTCGGTGTCCTGATATGTCTCTGTCAGGATCTCTTCCACATTCGCTTGCAGTGAGGGTGGCGATGTGCGAACCCAATTCGGTTGCCACTCGTCCTGCTCATAACGTACTTCTGCATCAGGATATGCGCGCATAATGCGTTCCGTGGCGAGGTCGCAATAGGCAGTTACGAGGGTAGGGTCATCTGTCACTTGCTGGGCAAGTTCCGTGTCGTCGCTCCCGACAAAGAGGCCGGGGTTTTGGTTAAAGGTGATTACCTGTCGCATGGCTGCTCTCCATTCTTTGCCGTATTGAGGAGGCGATAAATCGCATCACTCATGCTCTCGCGCGGTCCGCGCTGCGCATCGAGCCACGCGAAAAGATCCTCTGAGATCATGGCGGCGATGCGATGAGAGCGTCCTTGCGATGGCCGTCCCATTACTGGGCGCGGTTCTGGTGTGGAGAGAATCATTTTCATGGCCAGCATGACTTCGTTTTGTTGATCGCGTGCCACCGCAATACTGCGCCCGAACTGATGATTCCACAGCCCGTCGACCAGCAATTCCACAAAAGCGGCAATGCGTTGGCGTTGCGGTTCGGTAGGATAACGTCCATCAAGTTGTGTTTGCAGCCAATCGGCACATTGGCCGCATATGCCCATTTGCAGATCATCATCCTCAGCACCATCGCTGACTAGACCTGCATCAATGGTTGAAAGCAATGCCTGATAGGCCGTGCGCATGAGGGCATATGGATCAATAGTCGAGATATCCCGTAAGGCGCGAGCGATGTCTTGATACATTAGTAGCGCTCCCATCCATCCAACGCCGCCATGCCATCACCGCCCGCCATATGCGGATCGTAAGCCGTGATATAGCGGGCATTATGCTCAATCGAAACGCCGTCCATATCGGTCGCCCATGCACTGCTCGCAGCAACAGCAATGTAGATGTCGCGTTGTGCCTTGGGGGCGAATCCCGGCCCTTCCCAAGTATAGCCTGCTTCTTGCAAACGTGCTTGGAACGCTTCGCTCGTTACCCAGAGCATATCGCCGTTGCCCAGATACGCCTGGTATGCATCGACATAAATGTTGTAGTCTAGTTCCATTGCCGTGTCCTTCTTTCGTTTCGTTTGTCCCTATCGACATTCTTATTATATACATTGCTGCAATGTATGTCAAGCCCTTGGTACCCCAGTTTCACCAAGGTGAAGATTTCTTCACCTAACCCACCCACAGAAAGAGAGCACCATCCCATGCCCGTCTCCCACGCTATCAGCACCCGCGAGACCATTGATCTCCACGCCCCCTGGTGGTCGCCAAAGCGCACCCAGGACGGCACGCTCACCACGCCAGAGGTTGGCCCCGATGATGAGGGCCGCTACGTTGAACGCTGCGTCATCTATGCCCAACTGTTTCATATCGATGAGGAGTGGGCACAGGGCAAGTCGCTGGGCAAGTTCGATATGAAGAAGAAGGCGATGGACCCCATGCAGGCCGCCAAAGCGCCGCGTTTCCTGTTGCAACGCATGGTGCAAGAAATTACCGACCCCACAGGCCACCCCCTGCCCAAGACCGCCACGGGCGATCATGGCGAGGCGATCTACAGCGAGGCATTCTTCGCAGGGATGTTTTCGCAAGACACCACCTGGATCAGCGAACAGATCAACGCCCTCAAAGAGCCGCCCGTCCCCGTGATCGACGCCGATGTGGCGGTGGCCGAGAAACGCGAGGAACGGTACCTGCACCTCGTAGGGCAAGGGTATGGCGACGATCACCCCCTGGTGACACGCATCGGCGCGCGCGACGCGGAGGTGGTCGCTCAGGAACGGTTTCCTGGCGATGGTGCAAGCGATCTTTACGAGTGAGCCACTCTCCCGCGAGTTTCAGTTAGATGATGCGGAGATCGAGGCTGATCTGGATCTGTTCGTGAAGGAAGCCATCCTCGACTATCGGGTCTGCGAGAAGCGCGGCTACGCCTTCCTGCATGACCACCCGCCGACCGCAGCGTATGTGTGGCGCACCGAAGCCATTCTGGCGGCGGAGGCAGCGGCCACGGCGCACATCGAGAACAAGCACGCCCAACGGCTCAAGGCCGAGTCTGATGCGCTCAAAAGCCAGATGCACACCCGCCGCTAAAGGATACCTCGCCATGACCGATCTTGCCACCCTACGCACCCGTCTCATGGCCATTCGTGCCGCCCTGCCAGACTCGCCAGAGGTGGCGCTCTTGCGGGCGTACCTGCCCACGGCACCGGACCCCGCACGGGTGGCGCTGGCCATCGCGTATCTGCAAGAGGCGGCGGTGACACGGTACGAGGGGCAAGAGATTGTGCGCGGCCCCAACGGGCGCATCGTGGGCAATATCGGTGTAGGTTTGGGTGCGGAGCGATCTGCACATGTCCTCATGAATCGTTACGGCGACCATGTGGCAAAAGGGAAAGATCCGGAAACGTTTACCCACAAAGGACTACACGGCACAAAGGACGTTGATGCCCATTTGCAAGAACTCGGTCATAAGGCCGATGCCCATGCGGCGGCGTACACCTCACAGCAAGTGGATAAGTTGATGGCACTCCATGCCCAGGCGGAAGAGGCACTGATGCGTGGCCTGGCACTGGGGTTTGCGACCAAAGCTGAGGCTGCCAAGGCGGCACGGGAGCAAGATGTCCTCAAAGCACACCTGCACCGTGTGGCAAGCCGATCCCCCGCCCAACGCGACCGCATCAATCAGTATCTCAACGGTCGCCGCGCGGCACGGGATCAGATTGCGCGAGACATCGACCGTGCCAAGTTGCAACAGATGGCGGCGAAACTGCGCGAACACCAGCAAGCCGCAGTCGAGGTGACGCGCTACGCGGGACAGGTAGCGATTCATGGCGCAGGTGGCCGTATCATCACCAATGTGAGCGCAGGTGGTGGCAAAACACCAACGGGCGGCGGGGCGAAATCTGCCAGAGTCCCCTCGGCCAGCAAGCCCCCCAAGGCCAGTGGCGCGAAGGCGGGTAAGGCCACCAGCGCCAAAGCGTCCTCACAGGAAGTCAAACAGATCCCCATCGCCGCCATCCACACGGGCCTCAACCCGCGCGAGTTCTTCGACCCCGCCAAGATCGCCGAACTGGCACAGAGCATCAAAGGGCATGGCCTGTTGCAACCCATCAGTGTGCGGCCCCACGAGGGCGGGTATCAAGTCATTGCGGGTGAGCGGCGCCTGCGCGCGCTGCAAGCCTTGGGCATGACGCATGCCCCCGTCATTGTCCATCAGGTGGATGATCAGACGGCGCATGAGTTGGCGTTGATTGAGAACATTAACCGCGAGGATATGCGGCCCGGCGAGACAGCCCGCGCCTATCAGAACTTGCTCAATAGCGGCATGACGATCAAGGCCCTGGCCGAACGCACGGGCAAATCCACCGATGCCATCCAGGCCCACCTCGACCTCTTGACGCTGCCCATCCACCTGCAAGCGTTGGTGGATAAGGGCAAGCTGTCAATGGGGGTCATCCGTGGCTTGGCCCGCCTCAGTCCTAAAGGGCAGGAGGCGGCGGCAGAGCGCATCTTGCGCGATGACCTGGGCGTGAAGAGCGCCAATCGCCTCATCAAGACCATCAGCGAACGCGAATCCCAGACCAGTCTCTTTAGCGAGGTGCAGCCCGTGAGTCAAGCCGCCCATGACGCCCAAGCCGCATACCAAGACACCATGACCCGCCTCACCGAGATGCTGTCTGGCATGGATGACGCCCACGTAACGTTGGCCGCCCAAGCGACTGACACCCCGTTACGGGAATCCGAGCGGTTGGGGCTGATGATCAAGCAACTGCAACGCATGCAGGGGGCAATGGAGACGGAGCATTACCGCCGCGCCGAACGCTCGGCACGGGCCACGCTGGTGCGGATCAGATGAGGGAGGGATAAGGATATGCTCGGTGGCGCATATGAAATGACCTTTGACGCGGCGTCCATTCGCCGCATTGCCGCGCTGGTCTATGCCCAACCTGTCTTCGAGATGTATTATCGCTCGGCGATGCGGGCATCCGTCAATCGGGTCAATGCCTTGGCGCAGAAGAATGCCCCAGTGGGGGACTACCCCAATGAAAAGAATCACACCGGAGGCAATCTACGGCGGGGCATTCGCGGGTTTGTGGACACCCCCTATCGGGGCCGAGTTGGTGTATTGGCGAGTGTCCCGTATGGCGCCCGGCGCGAGTTCGGCTTCGATGGCAAGACGGATAGCATGGGGCGGTACTACCCAATGGACCCCAAAGACGCGGATAAACGCAGCCACATGATGTATGTTCATCGGGCGCTAGAAGCGTCCCTGCCCTACATTGCCAGTGCATTCAAGGCATCCACCTCACTCGCTATCCGGAAGATCGTCATGTGAGAAGAGGGTGCCTTGCGTGGGTGGGGTGAAAGCGGATGATGTCGTTTGTTGCTCTCGTTGCAACCTCCGCGCTTCCCTTGCCTTAGCAAGGCCCGCAATGCCTTGAGCGCGAAATTGCTCTCTTTCTTCAGGGGTCATGCGTTCCAAGCGGTGTTTTGCGCCAACACTTCGAGATTGACTCTTGATCCCCCGCTGGCTCTGGGCAACCTTGGCGATAATCGCTTGACGTTCTTCTTCGGTTCTCTTTGCCCACATCTTTTTAAGAGATTCCGTTTGTTTCTGGCGCGTTTCCTTTGAGACTTTTACTCCCCTTCTCTTCTCGTAACGTTCCTGTTCCTTCTCGGTTAAAGGTCTCTCGTGCCGACGGGCGTTGCCATCAATTTGCGCTTGCGTTAATCCTCTTGCTTTCATCCGTGCATATCCTGCTTGTTGTGCAGGTGTTAATGGCGCGCCTTTACGGCGTTCACGTGAGGCTCGTTCTGCTTCCGTCGGCGCACGTTCTTTACGCATGTCGTAGGCTTTACGCATATTCTCGGTCACCCGCCCACGCCTCTTACGCGCCGCATCTCTATTGGCTTGCAATGCCTCAGGGGTGAATTGAATGCCGAGGGTACTCTGCGCAATTGGGGCCATATTGTAGCCGTGATTGCCCGTTTCTTCCTGTTGTTTCTGAAACCAGTAATTCTCCCGTTCAAACAATTGCGAAGGTTCCACTTCCTCAATGATTTCAAAACGGAAGGATTCCTCACCGTACTTGTTCCAGGCTCTTTGGAGTGCAATGGAATGGTGCGTGCCTGCACGTAAGAGATGGTAATGGTGATTTCTGCGTAGCCGAACGTTGACAGCACTTCCCACGTAATATTTGCCACTAGGAACACAGTAAATGCGGTAAATGCCGCTCACGCTGGGGATGTCTGAGTATGGCAATGGCATGGACTTCTAGCTCCTACCAACTAGCTCCTACACACATGCACCGCCAGAGGGAGTAGGAATTCCCCTTTTCAGCGCGGTTCATGAGGCCACACTTAGACGGCAATCTTACTATACCATTCTTTTGCGAACGGGCAAAAACGGATCTGAACGAGGCGGTACTATCTAGTACCGCCTCGTTGTTACAGGAGAGGAGCAAGCTACGGATAATTCACTCGTGCTTACAGTATTTATCATGGCGCAAAACATGTTGGGCAACACCCTGGCCAAGATTGGGATCGATGCCCAGGCAGCCATGTCTGGCTCGATGGGGGTGGCGGGATTAGCCACCGCCGCCGTGGTGGGCCTGGGTGCTGGGGTAGCAGCGGTGGGTGTGGCCAGTATCAAGGCCGCCTCCACCTTCCAAACCCAGATGGCCCGCATCAGTGGCCTCACGGGGTCATCGACGGAGCAGGTCAAATACTACCAACAACAGATCCTCGCCCTCTCGCCCACCTGGGACATGTCAGCAACCGATGCCGCTAAGGCCCTTTACTTCATCATTAGCGCGGGCTTCAGTGGTTCCAAAGCCATTGATGTGCTGAACTATTCCGCGAAAAGTGCCACCGCGTCCTTGGCCGATCAGGCCACGGTGGCGGACGCGCTCACGAGTATGCTCAACGCTTACAAAGACTCGAACATTTCCGCTGCGGAAGCCGCCAATGATCTAACCAAGATCGAGATCTACGGTAAGGCGCAACTGGGGTCATTCGCCTCATCGCTCGGCTTCACGATGGTGACTGCCCATGCTGCGGGGATCAGCATTTCCGAGGCGTCCGCTGCCGTAGCGGATCTGAGCCAGGTGTCGGGCAACCACGGTATTCGGCGTAGACATGCATGCGCCTTTGGGGAGCAATCCCCATCGAAGAACTGTTCTGAATTCGGCGAAACCCCCAACTATGCCGCCGCATAAGTGGGCAACGCCGAGCGAACCGCCTCAGTGTTGAGTGCGGGCGTGTAGAGACTAAGTGAACGGCTCCCTACAGTGTCGTAGGGATGGAGCCATAGTCCGACCTGCATGGGAACATGCAGAGGCCAGCAGAAATGCCTGGTCCCGCCTTCGGGTGAGTAACAATGTTTGATGCAAAACGAGTTCGACAACCTCGCGCGATCCCTCCTGGATATCAACGCCATCGCCAAAAGGGCTAAGGCGCAGGGCCTGAACTTCGACGCCAATTCCTTTGCGACGATGACGTTTATCCAGAAGTTACAGTACCTGCAACATATCTCAGGAGCACTATCCAGCAACATCAACGACGAAACCTACTCCATGATGAAGAGCACCGACGCCACCCAGAACCAGTTGGCGGTGACGGCGCAGTTGGATCTCCACCTAGATAAGGCCAATTCGTCTTTCATGAAACTCACCGGGGGCGCGGCGGCCTTCATCCCCGCTGCCATTTTGCTTTCCGGTAAAGCCTCAGAGTACAACATGATCCTGGGGCAGATGCATAACCAGACCGATCTGGTCACGGCAGCCTTCCTCAACATGCGTGGCACCTTGGCACAATCGTTAAAGATGCTGGAAATTCGTTTCCAGAACATCTTGATTGTGTTGGGCTTACAACTCATCCCCGTCGTCACCAACGTGGCCAAGAGCTTCCTCGGGGCTGTGGATGGGGTCATGGCCTTTGTACAAAGCGCCAATGGCCTCGAAATTATCAAGCAGGGCCTCATCGGTCTGGCCATTCTGCTCACGGGGGTCGTCGTTCCCGCCATTGTGAGCGCCGTCATGGCGGCGGCGCCGTTCACGCTCACCCTCATCGCCGTGGCAACGGTCTGCATTTTCCTAGGCAAAGCCGTCGAGGCCGTCGTCGCGCACTTTGGCGGGATGGATAACATCCTGCGCATGGTGCATCCCGTCATTGCTGCCATCGGGCAGGCCTTAGGCATGCTGGGGCGGGACTTGCATAAATCGCTTGCCAATCCCGCCATGCAGCAGGGCCTACAACAACTCAAGCAGGCCTTTATTGAACTCCTGCCGACCTTCAAGGCATCGGCGATCTTTGCGGGCATCATCCTGGTCGTTGCCCTCAAGCTCTTCGTCGTCGCCCTGGACGTGGTGATCAAGATCATCCCTATCGCTGTGCGAATCATCGGCACCATCGCACTCGTCCTGGCGACGGTAGCCGCCGCCTTCACCCAGTTTGTGACGCACATCCCGCAACTCTGGTCGCAGATGTGGTCTACCATCGGGCGGGCCATCGGCAACTTCTTCTCTGGCCTGGGTACGATGGTGCATAATGGTCTCGGCAAAGTCGGGGAGTTTTTCGGCGCGGCCTTCGCGGCGCTGGGGCGGGTGATCGATGATTTCGCCACCCTCACCCCGCAAAAGATCGAGACCGCCATTGGCTATGCCATCGGCTTCCTGATTGCCCTGCCTATTCGGGGCGTGGAGTTGGTGGTGGGCTTTACCCTGGCGGCCATGCGCGCCATCGACCGCTTCGTCGTGTCGTTGCCTGCCCGTATCGCTGGCATGGCGACCGTGGCCGTCCTGGCCATCGGACGGTTCAAGACGGCGGCCATTCAAACGTTCGTGACATTTGTCACGAATGCCATCACGACCATTCAACGGCTCATCACCGAGGCCCCCGGCGTGCTGTTGCAGATGGCCATCGCCATGATTACCCGGCTCAAGCAACTGGTCGTTGATGGGGCGAAGCAGACGTATGACTTGGGCGTTGCCATCATCAATGAACTCAAGAAACTGCCAGGACAAGCCCTTGCGGTCATCAAGGATTTCATCCAAGGGATCATCAACGGCATCAAGAATGGCGCGGGCGCAGTGTGGGATGCCATCAAGAACATGGCGGGTGGCATGATCAACGGCTTCAAGAATGCCCTGGGCATTCACTCGCCCTCCACCATCATGTTCGCGATGGGCACCAACCTCAGTCAAGGCCTCATCAACGGCTTCAAGAGCCTCGATGTGGCGGGAGCATGGCTGGCACACACGGCGGGCCTCACCAATCCGCTCGTCGCACCGGGTCTTGCCACCAGTGGCATCAGTTCGGCGGCGTTGGCGGGGGCAGGGGGGGGTGGCACGGTGGCTCCCGTCTACAACGTCACCATCCATGCCCTGGATGGCAAAGATGCCGCCAATCAATTTGAGAAGATGATCATCCGACACGAGCAAACCACCTATCGTCGCAGCCGCCGCCCCGGTGGCTACAGTGGCGTGAACGCAGGATAGAACGATGACGAACGCAACCACCCTTCAGTTGGGTTTTTGGCAGCAATCCACCGATCAGTTTGTGGCACACCCGAATAGTCCCACCGGAGCCATCCTCAACCTCAATGATGGTGTGACCTACACCCTCATGGATAAATCCGGGGGCAAGGGGGAAGGCTTTGACTGGGGGACATTGAAGCGCGAGGTACTGTCCACGGGCAACCCACGCACGGTGGGCGAGGTCATCACCGTCGCCAACTACCGCGAGAACCGCGAACTGAAACTCCACCTCTATCTGGGACCAGCGGCAGCCTTTGTCACGCTGGACACGGCGCTGCACAACCTCGTGCAACTCTGTCGGGGCATCACCAAAGAGTATCCAGGGGCGTTACAGTTTCAGTATGTGGGCATGGCCACCCCCATCTACTTTGATGTCCTGGAAGCGCACGTCGATGACCACTACCAGGAGTTGATGTGGTGGCAGGGCGTGGATGACACGATTGAGGTGACGTTCACCGTCAAGCCCTTTGCCCGTGGCGCCCGCCAATGGTTGCAAAACCTCGTCAACAATCCCGGCGCGGAGACCCCCTCTGGGCCAGGGGTGAGCGTGTTTACGGACACGCTCACCAACACCAATGCCTACCAGGCCACGGCGTACCTCAATGCCGTCGAGACGGATACCCCGTTGCGGCTCTACACGCTGGGGGACAACGCAGGGCAAACCACCGTCGTGGATTTAGGCAGTCAACTGCAAAATGGCACGGTGACGGGCGGCGTCACGCTGGGACAATCCGGCGATCAGTTGAACTACACGGCGGCCTTGCTCAATGGCACCACAGGCTATATCACGATGCCCAGCCCTGGCACATTGCCCACGGGCAACGCTGCATGGAGCCTGGAGGCCCTGGTCAATATCGCCAGTAACCCATCCAGCACGGCCACGGTGGTGGGCATCGGCACGAGTACATCCAGCAAGAGCGTCGGGCAGATCCTCATCACCTCCTCTGGCGTCCCGCAGGCGGATGTCAACGGCAGTACCGTCTCCGGCACGGCGCTCTCGACGGCCACGTGGCATCATCTGGTGGCAACGTATGACGGCACAACCTTGAAACTCTACGTCGATGGCAGTAGCGTCGGCACCCCCACCACACCAGGGACGCTCTCCCTCACGGGGGCCTATGCTACCATTGGGGTGCGACCCGCTGCCTCGACAGGGGCCTTCTTGCCCGGCACGGTGCAGATGGTGGCGGTGTATAACGCCGCACTCACCTCGACAAGGGTCACAGCACACTATACGCCACTTTCCTACTCTTACAGCACGCAGGACAAGCTGACCTACCTCGATGTCGTGCTGGCCGATGCACCTGTACGCTACTATCGCATGGATGAGGCCAGTGGCACGACCTTGCATGACGCGATGGGCAGTGGCAACAATGCCACGACGCATGCCAGCCCCACGCTGGGGGCGACGGGCCTGCTCACGGGCGACAGTGATACGGCGGTGACGTTTGCGAGTGCCAGTAGTCAATATGCGAGCATGCCCACGACGGGCTTGCCCAGTGGCGCGATGACGGGTGGCGCAACGCTGGAATGCCTCATCAAATATGTTTCGCAGCCTGCGTCGGGCGATAACGTGATGGTGCATTTTGGCACCCCTGGCAGTGCGGGCGAGGATTTCAATATTGCCATCGACGGCACGACGAAGAAGCCGTGGGTATCGATTTGGGGCACGAACTCCCTGGGCAGTGGTGCCCTCAGTAATGCGACGACCTATCACGTCGTTGGCACCTACGATGGCGCGCAGATGCGCCTGTATGTCAATGGCTCGCTGGTGGCGGGTCCCACGACGGTCTCGGCCAATATCGTGCTGGCCACCGCCTCCATTGCCTATGGCGACACCGCAAGCACGTATACCTCGGCCACCATGGATGAGGTGGCCATTTACAACTATGCGCTGTCCAGTGCTCGCGTGACGGCGCACTATACCGCCGCCACCAATGCGCCATCGACCACCACTAACACCCTCTCGCTGCCTGCTGGGGCGCAAGTAACCTTCGGCAGTCCGGCCTGGACGGGCATCAATCAATGGCAGGTGCGGTTCCGCTGGACGGCATCCCTTACGGCCAACTTTTACATCCACTACCTCAATCCCAGTAACTATCTCTTGGTGCAGGCGCAAAGTAGTAGTTTGAACCTTATCAACGTCGTGGCTGGGGCTAGTACCACCATCGCCACCAATGGTTCAGTCTTTTACGTTCCTGGTATGCAGTATTGGGTGCAGATCACGCAGTTTCCCTTTCTCCCTCAGGTGCAAGCTGGCCCCTATGCGTTGGGGGTGACCTCAGGCTCGTATGTCCAGGCAACGCTGCTCGCGGATAGCGCGGGCGCGCCGGGCAATAGTATCCTGACCATTGGTCCCGCCGCCAGCACCGATACGGGATCGGCTTACACGGGTTCTGGGGTGACCTCCTCGCTCGTGGGGCGTTGCCAGATTGGCGCCGTCGGCGCGGCGCTGGGGCTCGGCGGCAACTTCAGCAACATCAATCAGGTGCAGTTGTTTGGTCCGGGTGGGTGGGGGTACAGCAATATCAGCGCGCCGACAGGTCCCAGTAGCGGGGCGTGGGAGACGTATGCCAGCGCCTACAATGCGGGCAACACCTATGGCGGCGGTCCCGTCGTCTCGTATGGCGCGGGGCGCATCGACTGCGCCCCAGCGGGCACGGTAAATGCCCAGTGGCTCTCTGGCACGGCCGGCAGTAGCACGGCGATGATCCTGACAGGCATCGCCGCCACGCAAAACCTACCCGTTGGGAGCCAGGCGATTGGCCAAGTCTTTGGCGTGAGTGCCTGGGTCAAAGCGCCGCTCATCGGTGCCAGCGCTACCGTGACGCTGAGCGTCATCGAGTACAACAGCAGCGGCGCGGTGACGACGAGTGGTAGCGTCGCCACCCACACCGGACCCCTGAGTAGCTATACCCAACTTAGTGGCACCTACACCGTCGCCAATAGCAGCACGACCTATCTCTTGGTGGCCATTACGCTGGCGGACAGCAATGCCGGGGCCTCGGCCAACGCCACGCTGTGGTGGGATAATGTGCTGGCATGGAATCAAACCGTGACGGGCGCGACGACGATGCCCTGGTGCGATCTGCGCGGCACGTTGGCCCCTGGCACGCTCGTCCTCTCTGGCCTCTTGGGTGACACCCCCGCCCCCGCCATGCTCAGCCTTGGCGTCAACATCGGCACCACCGCCTGGCCCACGGGGCGCAACGCCAACATCTTCGTGGGACGGCGCGCCAAATTCAGCAAGTATGCTTTTCTCGTCGCCAACTATGCGTATAGCATCAATGCGTCCCTGTTGACGCCCACCTTGAGCAGCACCAACTATGGTGGCTGGTACCTCTCCTCGGCGGCCTCGTCGACGAGTCAAATCCTGACCTTTCCCAGCATGGCCTTCGACACCATGGGGCACAATATCCTCGATGGCCAGTACCACGCCTTTGGTCGCATCCAGGTGACGGGGGCCGCCACGGCCAGCGCGGTGGGCGCCAATGCCAGCATCATCTACTCAGGTGCCCTCTCCGCCGCGCCCTATAGCTATCCCAACCAGTATCCCTTTAGTGCGAATAGCACGTGGTACCAGGCCGATTTGGGCCTCTACTCCACCAACGTGAGTCTGCCCAGCACGCTGGCCAATCAGAGCAACTACATCCAGCCCTTCATCGGCTGCGACACCAGCAGCAAAACATTCATTGCCAACGTCATGGCCCTCATCCCCGTCGATGCCGAGTTTTTCGCCCTCTACCTCGCCAACCCCTCGCTGGCCTACACGGGGGGCTGGGTCCACAGTTACCTCGATGGCATCAATCGTAGCGCCACCTTTACGGTGGACACAGCGGCGGGGGCCAACCCCGCCAACGCCATCGCCAGCGTCTTTAGTAATGCCTCAGTGACGAGCCTGGGCTATTCGCAGCCCATCGTTGATCCGACCTTGGCGGGGGGCATCAATCAATTTGGCCTAGTGGCCCAAGATTCGACGGGCAATATCTTGCCCTACACGGTCGAGGTGATCTACTCGCCGCTGTATGATTTTAGTAGCTAACAGGTGGCCCCATGCCTACGCCCGTGCCCATCAGTGCCTATTTCTATAACCTCGCGCAGACGTTACCCGTCACGGATTACGGCGCGCAACTGGAAAATCTGAAGCTCACGACCATCGCCCCTGGGGGCTTTGGCGACTTCACCTGCGATCTCTACGTGCCCAGTACCCAGATCCCCAACCAGAACTTTGCCAGCTTCAACAATGTGGCCTTGAACTGCGCGGGGACGTGGATCTTCTTGGGTCGCCTCGATGAGCCAGGGGTGGATCTCGATAAAACGTATGGCCCCGTCCTGCATTTGTCGGCGCTAGGGGCCAGTGATGTCCTCAAGGATGATCCCCAAGACACCGCCTATACCAGTCAGACATGGCTACAAATCATCACCGATCAACTCTCTGGCCCCACCGGAGCCAGTCACCCCCGCTCCAACTACCTCCCCCTCTCGACGGATACCAGTCTCATTTTGCCCGACAATCCGGCCAGCACCTATAGCCCCGAATTTAACGCACTCACCATTGAGGATATCTTGAATCAGGGCTGCAACGACCTGGGCGATTACACCTGGGCGGTGTGGAATCATCTGCAACAAATTGATGCCCAAGGCTTTCCCAAGTGGCAGTTACAGGTCCATGCCCGCAACTTTGGCCTGACCACACCCTCCATCAATTACCGTGTGACGCAAGAGCAGATCATTGATTTTGACATTCGTCCCGCCGTCGAGTACAGCTTCAATAGTATCTATCTCGTCTATCGTGACCCCACAACGCAGAACCCCGGCGCGGTGCAGGTGCAGGATAGCCGCCTCAATAGCAACCGCAGCCAGGGTACGGCACCCTTCCCCTTTCGCCTCATGCGCAAGGACGTGTCGGATGCACTCCTCACGGCCACGCAGGCCACGACCCTGGCGAATGCGTTGCTCAATCAATACAAGAATGGCTCCTACAAAATCACGATGACGCTGGGTGCCATTAGTGATAACAACGGCAGCCCTATCCCACTCGCTACCGTGCGGGCGGATAACAACGTCTTTGTCGATCTCTTGACGCCGCTGGGGCCTACCCTACCCACGGGCATCACCAAAGATGCGGGCCTGTTCTACATCACCGAGACCGAATACACCGAGACCAAGGGCGAGACGCCGCAGTTGGTGCTGACCTGCGACACCTTCTATGATTCCAGCGCCTTTCAGTTGGCTCGCATCCAACGGCCTGTGAAGCAAACCTTAGGGGCCAAGACGAAGGGGTCACTGTTGCAACCCGGCATTGCCGAGACGGGGCAGGTGGGGACCAGTTGGGGCGGCAATGCGCTGAGCACTGACACGTACGAAGAAGGGGTCAACTTTAAGAGTACGCTCAATTCTGCTCCTGCCAGTATTACGCTCACGGCCACCTCCACCAGTAATGCCAATACGCCTACCGCCGCCAACATTCAAACGACGGGCTTCGAGTTCAAGGTGACGCCTACGGCTAATGGCGCGGGGCGTTGGTATGGCAGTTACAAAGGGGTAGGGACCTGATGCTGACGCATGTAGATCATCTCAATCACACCTTCGACTTCCGCTGCGAACACTGCTATGAGCACTCCATCCAACTCCCCATACACCCTGATGCCGGGCATACCACCGTGCGGACTGAGGATGTCTTCATCACCTGCCCCGCCTGCAAAGCAAGGTGGGCAAGCCAAACGCCCTGCCCCCAGTGCCTGCATCAACCCACAAAAATCCACCCCCCCGCGATTGAGTTGATGCTCTTTGATTACCTCACGGCAATCGACACGGGCGATGCCGAGGAGCCGGAGAGCCTCGTGGGGACCATCCTGGAAGGAAACAATATCGTGGTGCTCGATGACCGCACGGGGCGGCGCCATCCCCAGCGCCAGCACCTCTGTCGTCTTATCCTCTCCCTGCAAGCCCATCCCCACATCGTGGCGGCCCGCGCCGCCGCCCGCGAGGTGACGCCGTGACCGCAACGCCCAAACAACGCGCCACTCATAGCAGATGGCCCCGCTGGGCGCAACACCCCATCCTGCTTATTCTGCTCGGTGTGCTGGGTGCCAGCGCCGATACCCTCACCACCTGGGTAGCCATCGCCCATCAGGCGGAGGAGGCCAATCCCCTCATTGCTTGGCTCATCGGCCAGGGCGCTTGGTGGGCCATCATCCTCATCAAGGGGGGCGAGATCACCCTCCTGGCGGGCTTCGTCCTGGCGCTGCGCCGTTGGCAGATTCGATCCGTCTGGGCGGATGGTTCGCTGTGGCTGGCGCTGGGCGTGCTCTGGTTTCCCGTCGTCTGGAATCTCCTGCAACTCGCCCGTTAGCCCGCCTCATTATTTTTCACATTATCAGGAGCTTGCCATGCCCAAGAAAGCCCGTACCACGCCCGATCACCGCACGGTGGAACACGTCCACGAGACACATGAAGCATCCGCCACGATTGAGATGTCGCCGCCACATTCTCCGCGAGTAGAAACAGCGGCATTTCGCAAATCCCGCAAGTTCCTGCTCGAAGTGAAGAGGCAGGGCTGCGCTATCTGTGGTGTGACCATCGACACGCTTAGCGACCCCGCCAAGAATATCTTTGGGGCAAAAACACTCGAAGCCCACCACACCCCCATCGAATTTAGCACACAGGATGCGTGTGATCCGATGAAGGTGCATCTGGACTACCCCGAAGTCATTGACCGTGAGACGCTGGCAGCCTTCGTGGATAGCCCACGCAATCTCGTGATCCTCTGCGACCAGCATCACCGCTCAGTAGATCGCGGGATTCACCATGTGTTGGTGCCGGATTTCTGGGTACAAAAATACCTTCTTGATGGGTACCAACTTACGGCCACCGCCGCTGACGCCGCCGCCGTCGAAGCACATGATGAGCAGATCGAGCAATCCGCTGGGCTGGAAGTGGCAGAGGACAAAGCAGCATGACCCTGGACGATCTCATTGCCCGCCTTGCCCCCACGCCCCTGGCGGCGTGCCTCTTCTGCCTCACTGGCTACATCGCCCTTGTCTTGAGCGTGCTGCTCCTGGTGGCCGCCATCTCCCATATCTGAGGTCTCCCCATGCCCCCATCGGACGACAAGCCCATGACCTTTGCCGCCACCCATGAGCGCATGATCGGTGAAATTGACGCCAAACTCAATGCCACCGCGCAGCAACTGTCGATGTTGACGGAGCAGGTCAGTAAGATCTCGACCAATTTTGAGATCCTGCAATATCGCGTCAACGATCTCACCGAGCGGATGCGTGGCACTGAGGGACGCGAGCGTGACCAACAGAAGACCACCAATAACAATAGCCAGGTACTCATTCGCGATATCGTCTACTGGGTCGTCGCCGCCGGAGCCATTCTGGTGGCGATCCTCAAGCCGTGATGTGAGATCGGACTTATCTTTTCCTTCATCCCCATCTTGCCCATCGCCAAGGAGACCCCCATGTCCCAAGCACCGAACGTGCTCTATCAGCACGTTCCGCACCCACATACCCCGCGTAACCCCAACCAAACCCATCTTGCCGAGCAACAGGCGCAAGGGTTCAACACCCGCCTCGCCGTGTGGCTCACACTGCATGTTGGGTCGATGCCCTGCGCGTACCTTTTCGCCGCCATTGGCGTCGGCAGTCTCGTGGGCGTGCTCACGGGCAACGCCTTACTCGCTGTCCTGTGTGGCTCGCTGTCCAGCTACTTCCTGCAACTGGTCCTCTTGCCCATATTGTCGGTCGGGCAGGGCGTCCTTGGGCGCAAGCAGGAACTACAAGCCGATGAACTCACGGCGACGGCGAGCCACACTTTCCACGATCTGGGCCAAGTGGGCCAGCACCTCGACGCCCAAGATACCGTCGTCGTCGCCACCCATGCGAAGACGAGCGCCCTGGTCGATGCTGTGGCGGCATTACAAGAGAGCCACGCCGCCCTGCACGCCAAGGTCGATGCCCTGGCAACACCCCCTGTGGCCCCAGCATCGTCGCCAGATGCCACGCCACCCAAGCGCACACGCAAAGCCCTTACCCCCACGCCTGTACCCGCAGAGAGCGTCACAACGCCACCCGCAGCAGAGCTAGCCCCCACGGAGGTGGTCGCATGAGTGATGTCAAGGAGCACGAGGCGTTCATGTGGGATGTCCTGGACCACAAACGCCTCGTCGCCAAATATGTGCAACGGGTTGCCAATGCCCTGTTTGGTCGTGCGGTGATCCACGACTATTCCAAGTTTGGCCCTGATGAATTTGCTATGTATGCGCAGGCACTCCCACGCTTTCAACAAGCGGAGTACGGCACAGAAGCATACAGGGTCGTCGTGGAAAGCGTCAAGCCTGCCATCCAGCATCACGTCACCACGAACCGCCACCATCCTGAATATTTCGCCGACGGCATCAATGGGATGAATCTCATTGACCTCCTGGAAATGACCTGTGATTGGCTGGCGGCATCGCAGCGCGTTCCCGGCAACAGGTTACGCCTGGACCTTCAGCAAACGCGGTTCGGGATCGATCCGCAACTCCTGCGCATTATCTCAAACACCGTAGAGTATCTGGAAGCACCGCACGATGAGGAGTCATCACTATGAGTGACTTCGGTCTCGCTCACGGGATGAGCGAATTCATCAACGGCCTCAACGGTGACTGTATTGAGACCGCAATGGCGGCGGCGATAGCGGCGGCACATGGCGAGTCGATGACCCCCGCCGAACTGGCCGACATCGTGAAGTCGATGCAGGCCGAGCATCTGGCCGCCACCAACGGGGCCACGACCATCAATGCCTGTGCCACCTGGCTCAAGGAGCATGGCGAGCATGTCCTGGTGGCGGTGGGCTACGCCGAACCCTTTCACGGTGACTGGCATGCGTTGCTCTTGGAGCATGCCGGGGTGCATCCCATCGTCCTCAACGTCGCCAACGCCCAAGCTCTACACGATGCGCAAACCAATGCTTGGGATGAGCACGGCGTGAAGTATCACGGCATCGCGGTGTTGGATAAGGGGCAGGACGGCTATTCCTGTGTCGATGGCGATAACCCGCAGGCCAACCAACGCTTCCAGGTTTACACCTATCAGACCCTCATCGCCGCCAAGCCGTGTGGCATGGTCGTCATCGACGTGCTGCATCCCGCTCCGGTCCCTGCCCCCAAACCGGAACCAAAGCCCACCCCTGCACCATCTGCCCCCACGCCATCAGATGAAGTCACGGCGCTCAAAGCGCGGGTGGCCGCCTACGAACAAAAGATCGCCGCTGCCGTTGCGGCCCTGAAATAACAAAGGAGCATCATCCCATGCCTACCCTCAATCAGCAGATCGTCAAATCCGATATCGCGATGGGCCTTACATTCCTAGCGGGCCTGTTGTCGTTCTTTGGCCTGCATCTCAACCAGGATCTGGCGCTGGCCGTGCTGAATGATATCGTGTCGTTCCTGTTTATGGTCGTCCCCGCTGCACTCTTCGTGGTGCGCGAGATTGCGCATGCCAAGCTGCGCTCACTGGTGACGCATGCCCCCGTGCCTGCCCCCACTGCGACGCCGACGCAGGCCGAATCCAAGATCTGATCTTGCCCAGCAACACAACGCCCCCGCCCATCACTGGGCGGGGGCTATTTTGCGTCTGTAGGAGGAAAACTAGGAGGCGACTTCGCGCAATTTGCGGGCAACGACAGGCTTACGTAACTTGGTGAGTGCCCCCGTTTCTATCTGGCGTATCCGTTCACGGGTCACGCCGATGGCTTCCGCCACTTGTGCCAAACTCCACCCCTCGCCCTGGCAGCGGGGGTCTAGCCCATAGCGAAGGCGGAGCACTTCGCGCTCACGTGGGGAAAGGATGCGTAGCGCCTGCTGAATGGCCTTTGCGCGCTCAGAGGCGATGGGTACCGCCTCAAGGGCAACTTCTGGTGCGGCGATGACATCCGCCAGGGTACGCTCGTCATCTTCACTCAGGGCACGATCCAGGGAGATGGGTTGGGCAGGGATGGCGTCCAGCGCAAAGGAAGGATCTTCTCCTTTGCGGGCCTTGCGCGCCTGCTCAGTGAGATAGACCGGAATATGAATGGCGTTGCCTTTATTGAGTCGGGCCCGACTCACGGCCTGTCGTATCCACCACGTGGCATAGGTCGAAAAGCGATAACCCAGTGCCGGATCGAATTTCACTGCCGCCTGCATCAAGCCGATGTTGCCCTCTTGGATGAGGTCATCGAGGGTCAGATCACCTTGGCCCAGGTAGCCCCGTGCGACGCTCACTACAAGGCGTAGGTTGGCTTCAACAAGGCGATTGCGGGCCGCAAGGTCGCCTTGTTGGGAGAGTGCGCCGAGCCGCCGCTCTTCGTCCACAGAGAGCAGAGACCAGGCGCGAATCTGGGTCTGATACGCCATCCCTTCCGTGTCCATCACTGCTCCTAGTCCAGGGAACCCAATCCGCCAGCGAGCAGATCGACCATCCACAACCAATCCATCCGCCGCGGATCAATCTCTTCCGGGTGTTCGGTCACAAAGCGCCGAATGGCCGTGTGGGTAAAGATCCACATGTCCCCCGCTGTCCGTTCGCTCTGACGACGCGATCCCTTGAGCCATCCTTGTTCCACCATTTTGATGATTTTACGATGATCAAGGCCCAGCGCGATTTCCAGGCCCCGCATGGTGTAGCCTTCATTGGTCTTGTTGACGCCCATCCGTTTGGCCCGCACGCGGATGGCGGTCTTGGTACGCCCCAGGTGCTGAGCGATGGCGTCTAGACTCATCGTGGGGAGATGACGTTCGAGATAGGCATCATCGGCATCACTCCAAGCGGGCATGCGCTTCATCGGACGACATAAACCCAACCATGACGCCCATCGAATGACTTTCCAGCGCGGCACCCCGAGGATCTGTTGCAGGCGGTCGATGGTTGCGGTGCGTCCGTCATACATTTCCAGTAAGATTCGCCGCGCCCGTTCATCAGCCACCCACTTTTGCTTACAGCCCCCAGCGTGCGCCCCTACCCGTGGAGCACCGACTTCGGTCATAAGGGGCTGTTTGCCTTGCCGCCGTTCTGACATCGTCGTTACCCCCGCAATCCCAACAATCGCTCGATCTCCTCCGTCACCTTTTCAATGTCAGCGAGCGATACAGGGTCGCGGATGACGTGCAGGGCGCTTTGCAGAGCCGCACGGGTACGGCCATCGAGACCCCCTTGGGTAGGGAACGTCTCTTGCAATTGCTTGAGGCATGCCTTGCACCCCGACCAGATGATCTCGGTGCCACCGCCTTGTGTCGTTGCCTTCCACTCGAAGTAATCCACTTCGGCGACCTGATGCCCGCCTAATTGATGGACACAGGTGCGCTTCTGGATGGGGGCGGACAAAGCATTGATGATGGCCTTGTAGGGATTGCTCATCGGTCTCACCTCTTGTGTGTGTGGTTGGTGATCATTTCAGTTTACCACGATTGCGGTGCGGGTGGCCCAGATTATCCATTGCCCACCTCTAAGCGCTCTAGGAGGTCACTGGCCTCTGATGCGAGGTCATGCACCGCATTGGCAGCGCGGGAATGGACCATGCGTGATGCAAGGTTATCAGGCATCGTGAGGATACCTTTGGTGGCGGCCATCATGAGACCAATCTCCGTCACCATCTGCGCCCGCATGTCCGATGCTTTGGCCGTATCGGCCTCAGCAAGGCGGTCTAATAGGTCGCTGACGGCCTCCAATGCCGCCGCCGTATCGTGCAGGATATCCACCGTGGTGGTGGCACCATCACCCATGATTATTGGCCTCCTTTCGGTGCCAATTCCATGCGGACATAGCCCGCGAGATCGCCGTGTTCGCCCGTTGAAACATAGACGCTTGACACGCCATACCTAGTGGTAATGCCGCCACCGCGCCAGACATTTGGACGGCCATCATCATAGTACCAAGCGCAGATGATGATGATCTCTTTGGTCTCAGGATGTTGCCAGAATTCGACTTCGTTCATGGTGGTTATTGCCCTCCTTTCGGCGCTGGTTGCGCGGGCAATAAGCCCGGCATGTTGGCATCATGCAACAGCTCTTCTCGCACGATAATGACATCGGGCGGCGCCTCAATCCCGATTTTTACGCGGCCAAATTCCATGTCCAAGATGATGACCTTTATCACGCCATTCAGCACGATAGCCTCGCCTGGTTTCCTACGCAAAACTAACATGGTTGGCTCCTTCTCGTTTAGTGAATCAGTGAATCTGTGCCTTGACATACAGCGTCACTAGGGCCATGAAAACGATCAGGCCCCCGGTGACGAGGGCGTACAGACGATGTTCGCGGCGTAATTCGCGCATCATGGCCTCCTTAACCGTGGCGCATCACGATGAAAATGCCCACAGCGATGACGGCGATGACCATTACCACGAAGGCACAGCCGAATATTTGCAGGTCCTCGAAGGCGATGAAGGTTGGCGGTTCCTCTTCTTCCATGCTTGCTCCTTAATTGAGAAATACCCACAGGACAATGACAGCGGCGGCGGCGAAGATGAGGATGGTTAGGATGATGGTGATGAGCCTCATGGGCGGTCCTTTCGGGCAAAAGTGCGGCCAATCCTACGTTCAAGCCATATGTGAATCATTCACACATGACAAATAGTATTACAAGTCAGGAGCCGCCTGATCTCGTATTGATGAGCTTGATCATGGTGGCGAGTTGCTTGGCAAAATCATCGGCGGTGTCTTCCCCGAGGTGTGTCGTGAACGTTTCGCGTTTGCTTTCGAGCAGTTGCAAGGCCACCCCGAGGTGCGTCTTGAATTTGTCCAGATAATCTACTGCCTTTGCGTCACCTTTGCCCGCCCTCGGCTTATCACTGGGCAACTGCAACACCTGCGTTGCCTCGCGTTTGGCCTCCATGATGTACCGTTCGCTTTCCACAGTATTCATGGGTTGCTCAATGAGATGGGTGAGCGTGCGCTGGAGGACGCTGGGATAGTTCCCGAGCGCCTCACAGAGTTTGATGGCCGTGGAAACCGCAATCTGCCCTTGCCGCCAGGCCAGATCAGCCTCTTGGCTGCGCTCGGCGATGCTTTCGAGTTTCGAGATATATTCCCGACTCATCCCCAGGAGGCGCGCGATGCCCTCCTGGGTGTCTGGCATGCTCTCTGGTGACTCCTCATAGATGGCGCGCACTTGCCGCCAGATTTCGGCCTTGCTCGGGGGGCTTTCCTGGATGCGCAGGTGCAACCCCCAATTGCGGATCAGATAATTGGGGATATCGGGATAGACCAGGGCGGGGATCTTCGCCCACTTGAGGTGGCGTGCTGCCACCCACGGCTGCAACTTCCACAACAGTAAGAGCTTTTGGCGTGGATTCTGGGGATTCGCCCGTTCCACCAGGATGAGAGGCGCGACGAGGGTGGTGCGGGCGATCTGGTTTTCATCCTTCACCTGACGCTGCTGGTACGAGAACAGCAGATTGTCCAGGGCCTCACCAGGCGCCACCATGACCGGATCATCGGTGCCAAAACAATAGAGATCGGGGTCATGCCAGATGAGGTTGGTCGGCACACCGTCGCCCCAATCCAGTAATTCACCGTACTTGCCCATGCCCACCGGAGTGGAGGCTTCATCCCAACTGGTGACGAGCCGTGAGACTTGGGCGGCATTGTCGGTGAGCTTGGGCAAACGCGCTAACAGCGTTTGCCCCTCACGAACCGCTAAACGTTGATCAGTCATGGAACACCGCCTGGGCCAACTGTTTGGCCAATTGGTAGCACCCTTGCATGGTGGCGCAAAGGGGGGAATATTCCATCGGCAAGATGCCCTGTTCTGAGGCGCGCTCCATATCCCGATGATAGGGCACACGGATATCATTGAGCCGCAGGTTCGCACCAGCCAACTGGGGACGGGCCACATTACTGAGCCAGGATTCCATTGTTGGCTCTTCGGGATCGGGCGGTACATCCCGGTAGCGATTGAGGATGGGATCGTGGATACGGGGAAAGCCCGTACCAAGATCGTCTTGGATTTGTCGGATATCCTCTACGCTATTGAGCAATCCGGCCAGGGCGGGCTTTTGCGCCCCAAAGGGCAGGATGACGTTGCTCGCCGCCGTGGCACCTAAACGGGCAGGGAGATCCCGCGCACCAGGGCAGTCAATGACAAAGGCGTCAATGCGCTCCCCCGTCTTTTGTAGATGCGCCTCTGCCACGATGGGCAACGCACGGGCCAGGGCGCCATCTACGTCATAACTGGGCGAGCGCAGTTTATTCTCTACTAACTGGTTCGTGATGCCATCCAGCGTCCCCGCATTGGGGACGAGGTACATCTTGCCAATGCGGTGTTCATCAATGCCATAGGCGGCGATGGTGCGATCAATGATCGTGGCGTCATTGATGCGCGACGCCTTCAAACGCGGCACCTTATTGAGGCGGATGATGCCCTCCCACACATCGTAGGTCATGAAATCGGTTAAGCCCATTTCAGGCCGCAGATATAGGCGATCAATAGCATACAGGGCGGGCTGGCGGCGCACACGGGCAATCAACTCTTGCTGCGGCTTCGTAACTTGAAAGCCACTGAGCCAGTTGGTGATGCCCGGCAAGGCGTCCTGGTCGATGATGACCACGTTCTTGTTCATCAGGGTAAAGAACCACGAGATGAGCAAGGCGATCACCGTCTTACCCTCGCCGCCCTTGGAGAGCATTACGGCCAGGGCAGGCGGATAGCGACTATCTAAGACGTAACCCACGGCTAGTTCTCCTCCACTGAGAGATGCGCGGCGGCGGCATGACCATTCATGGATGGTGGGAAAAGTGGAGGGAGCGGAGGATCTAACACGGGGTACAAGTGGCTTTCAGCGGGATCAAGATCGTCGTGAATCACCCGAGGGACACCACCCTGTGCGGGTAACTGCGGCGGATCAGCATCCACAATACGGGGGGGATTATCGTCCGTCACAGCCGCCCGCATGGCGTCAAGTTTCGCTTGTTGCTCCGTCGTCAAGGTTGCCGCCGCACGGTAAATCGCAATCTTGCGGTCAAGCGGGGCGGTGGGATCATTGGCGGCCTCGGCGATATCACGCAAGAGACCTACGCCGGAATACAGTTCGGTGAGATAGGCGATATCACTGGTGGTGACGGTGTTGCGCCGCGCCATGCTGAGATAGATCGAGAGGGCGGGGACGGCCAGCGCGCGGGCGATGATGAGAATCCAGGCAATGGCGGTCTGCGGCTTTTCGTAGAGCACCAGCATGTAACTGTAGGTGCCCGCTTCAAGGAGGGCAACGAACAGCATGAGGGCCACATGGCCACCGAGACTGCGCAAAGTTTGCCCACGTTGCAGCCCGATGCGGATCTGGCTCGATGCTAAGAGCATGCCGCTATCCATTGCCAGAACCAGCAGCAAGGTAATAATGATGCTCGTGTCTTGTGGCACACTGCCTTGCCCGGAAAGCACAATGAGCAGAACCACGGAAGCGAGACTGATAAGCGACGCCACACTCGTGGCAATCACTAAGAGCAGGGCGAAGACGTGGGCCAGTGTGACCATGCCCTTGTTCGCCCGTTCGATGGCGTCGATGGCGCGCGTCACCTGTTCCTGGGGTGTTTGCGTTCGACGGTTCCAAAATGACATACTACCTAGGACCTCTTTCGTATGATGGGTTGTGTGGGTGATGGGTGGATCGCGGTGGATGGTCCCATCACCCCTCTTTGTGTCGCGCCTCAGTGCCTCGTGGGCGGCATTGCCCGAATACTCCGCTAGTGGTGGGTGCCCTGCAAGGTGGCAGGGTCGATGTCGAACATGGCGCAATGGTTCACAAGGTCCAGCATGCGTCGCCGGGCATACGCGGGATATCTAGTGGCATCGGGCGCATATTCCGGGTGATGGGCAATCCAGATCGTGAAGGCGCGTTCGGCGAATGGCCGAGCAAGGTTCACCTGCCACAATTCGGGTGCGACCTCCGTGGCGCTGGCGATGTGCCAGACCTTCGCTAGGGGTGGCAGGACAATCCGGGTGTCGATGTCGAAGATATTCCAGTGACCTGTGCCAGGGCCACTCTCATAGGCGTATACCTCCTCACCTGCCTCCGCACGGGCCAGATAAGCGGCGCGGTCCTCGATGGTGATGACCGATGCAGGGATGGCACGGATACTTTGGACGTTATCTGTCATGCCGCCACCTCCCGAAAGAAGGTGAGCTTTTGGGCATTGCCTACGGTGCGCTCGCGCTGCCGTTGCTCATCGCCCAGTGTCACTTCCGTATAGGTCAGGCGATCTCTTTGCGGAATAATCGTGGCCACCTTGGCAAACGCAAAGCCCCCGGTCTGGCTGGCAACGATATCGCCAGGAACTAAGAGGTTGGCGGGTTGCTGCTCGAAGCAGAGGTATTGCGCACCATCCGGGCAGTCAGGCCGCAACACCCACACGGTGTGGTCGTTGTCGAGGATGTGCGCCTCGTACAGAAACGTCAGGGCGGTGGCTGATCCCCCCACGGTGACGGTGCGCACATCGGTGAAATCCTGCCCCTGGGCAAACAACTGCGTCAGGATGTCGTGCGCCCGCACATCCTGGGCGCATACTCGTTTCAGTGCGTAGCGCATCACTTGCCCCCTTTCGGTGGGGTGAGAGCGGTAATCGGCGCATCGAGCACGCCCGGCGACACGCCCTGTTGGAGGGCGAATGTGCGCAGATAGGCTTGCTGCTCCGCCACCGTCTTGAGTTTGGCCCCGAAGGCGGGGTCGATCTGCGTGCGGATGCCTTGCCCGAAGCAGACCAGCAGGAATTCGGCAAGGGTAATCATGCGGCCTCCTGTGTCTGCGTCGCGGTGCAGACGAGCGCCTCAAGGGCGGGGAGCGTCAGCGCCAAGAGGGCGGGGGTGAGTCCCACTTGGGCTGCCAGTTGCCGCGCGACCGTTGCTTCGTCTTCGCCCGCTGCGAGGGACGCCCCACGCATCAGAAAGAGCACGAGCAACTGCTCAACCGTCTGATTCATGCCACCACCTCCATCGGGCGAAACACGGCTTCCATCCGCAAGAGATCCTGCGTACAGCGACACAAGAGATCGTCCGACACGCCATCGGGGGTCATAGTCACAAACTCAGCCCCCGTGGCGGTGCTGGAAATAGCGAAGAGATAGATGGGCGGGTCCTGTGGCGAGATGGCATACAGCGTCCAGTCCGCCGCGTCGGCCACAAGATTGTAGTAGGCGTGGCGACCATATTCGGTGATATCCTGTGGCTCATGGCCACTGATGGCCCGCAGGGAGGCCATGATGCGGCAGGCGGTGGCACACAGGCCATCACGCACGCTCTGGCTGGGTTGGAGTATACTGGTCGGTAACATGGGATCTTCCTTTCTTGTAGTAACAAGATTCCAGGTTGGTGGGTTGCGCTGTTCGTAGCAGCACAACCCCTATTTATGTTCATGGCCAGACGGCCAGAATCGCTAGGTTAGGCTTCGACGCCGAGAACGGTATTGATGATCTTTTGGCCCGCAGCGCACCACACGCCATCACGGCATAGTTTGCAATCACGGAAGTGCTGGGCATCACGGTCGGACAGACCGCCGATGACAATGGGGGCGGTCGCCCGCCAAGATTGACCCGCATAACGAAAGGCCCAGGTCATGGAGTTGGGATGATAGAGTGCCGTGACCGTGATGCCCTCAGCAAGAGCCAGCAAAGCGCGTGCAGTGCGCGGCATAATCAGCCCCTCAAAGGTCGTTGCCCCTGGCCGTGTCCGATAACTGCTTTCCGGGGCGACGAAGGTATCCGGTGTGATGTGGATGATGGGCATGCGTTACCCCTCCTCCCCTTCGCGCAATCGGGCCATGTGGGCCTCGCCGACCCACGAGGAAAACAGTTTGGCAAGGGTGTCGATTTCATCAGGTCGCAAGCGCACAGGTGGGAAGGTCCCCGCCTCCGCAGGATTAGGATGGGTATAGGTCAGCACATACCAGCCGAGCTTGCCCGTTTCAGGGGCTACGCGGAATGGCCCCACCTCGATTGCCATCGTCATCATCTTCGTCTGCTCCTCATGCCACTTGCGGCCATGCGTGATATTGTTGCCCGTCGAGCAGGTCGCCGCCGGACTTGGATGTGACACCACCCCATTGCTTAAAGAAAAAGGGTATATCGGCGGCGGCGCATTGGTCACGGATATCCCGCGCCCACTCAGGGTGCATCGGGCGATGCTTGGGACCAGATTCACCGCCGACGATAATCCAGTGCAGCGGATATATAGGGATCTTTGCCGAGGGTGACCAAGGAATCTGGCCCCAAGCGTCGCCACGGCGTGCTTCTTCTGGTTTATAGATAGGTAGCCAAGGCGACAAGTCCACTGGCCCCAATAGTGGCTCACAGGACAAAAACCGCACCTTGGCCGGAATGTCCAACAACTGTGGGATGCGGATATCCGCCCAGTGCTGATTTTCCACTGACGTGCCAATCCACACATTGGCGGGAAACCCAGCCAGCCAGGGTAGCGGTACCATATGCAGCACCTGCTCTGGGCGCTTCGTCAACAAAAGCCACGTGAGTGCCGTCGTTTCCTCAATGAGGGGCCAGAGCTTTTCGCGCTCACGGGCAACGATGGGATGATCCTCAAAGACATCGGCCATTGAGGCGCAAAAGACCTTGGCAGGTTTTCCGGCCCCTTGTGCATGGCGATGCCAGCGTAGGGGTTGCTGCCAGTAGGAGGCGCTCAAGATCCGCCGATGGCCTTTGCCCTGCTTTGGCCCTTTACCCCACACATCAAAGCCATAGCGTGCGGATAGGTCCGCGGCATAGCAGTGGGCGCATCCGGGCGATACCCGCTCGCAACCCCAAACAATGTTGAATGTATGGTCCGTCCAGCTTATGCCAGTAGTTTCACCCATCGTCTTCGTCTTCTCCATAGCGGTCATAAATGTCGGTGACGCGATAGCCCGTTGCCGTGTGCGCCACCGTCACACTGGTTTCATCTTCGTCAGGATGCTGAAAGGTCAGGCACCAGCGTTTCCGGTGGTATTTCACGTCTAGCGATGATTGGATGTTGATGAGGACGGCAATCATCGCCTGATCGCCGATGGCCGCACGCGCCAAATCAATCACCTCAAGCGGGGCATCACTCTGTTGCATCATCGGCTTACTCCGCAACGATGGTGTCAGGAACGCCCGCCGCCACGTTGGGCTTGCGCCCGCGTCGCTTGCGGGGCGGTGGCGTGGCGTCGGCATCCGCTGGCAACGTCATCACCGGAAAGATCGGGCCGACACCCCCGACCGCCAGGCGATCCTTGAGGGCGTTGGCATACACCGCGTTGGTCTTGTTCACCGCCTCCTCGATGGGATAATTGTGGTACAGCATCAGCCGAAAGAAGGCGTCGGCTTCGAGACCTGCTTGCAGGCGAGCATATTCGGCGGGGGCAAGCCCTAATTCCTGGCGCAACTGCTGGACCTTATCCTGGCTGAGCTTGGCCACTTGGCACACGTCATCGGCGGCCTGTTGTAGACGGGCGATCTGCTCAGGGTGCACGCCCAAGCTGCGGCCCATTGCCACGAGGCTGGTGCCATGATCGGCCAGGATGGCGCATACTTCGGATGCGAAAACTCCCATGTCTAGTCCTCCTTTGGTGGGGTGAGTAACAGTGTCGGCTGTGCGATGCGCCGAGTTGTGGCAGAGATCTGTGTCAGTTGGTCCACCGTCAATAGTTGGGTGGGTTTATGGCTGGTGTAGCGCCACACCGGGCAGGGGTCGATGTACCAGCGCATGGCGGCATAGCCCCACCAGATGTAGGGTCGCATGGTGCAGAGCGTGGCGTAAATACCTTCCCATCCCACCATGCCGAGCGGCGCGGTGTCTTCCAGCCACAGGGGTACGGCGGGATCGTGGAAGTAGAACTGGGCCGGGGTGGGGTGACGATTGCCACAGAGGATGGCCGGGCAACTCGCCTCGGCACTAAACAGCCGGAAGACGCGGCGCACATCGGCGCTGGCCCGCACGAGAGCGGTGCGCAGGTCATAGGTCCGAGCAGGCGTGGCATCTTTATTCCACTGCCAATAGGCACCATGGCGCACTGGGGGCAACAGATCCTCGGCCACGGGCGTGGTGGTCATCTGACCAATACGACTAATGGGGCTGGATTTCGCGCCGTGAAAACTCTCACTCATCACGCGGCCCCCTTGGGCATCCTGGGTGCCTTGGGGGTGCTGCCCCCTTTCTTGCCGATGCGCGAATAATACTCTGGCCCAATGCGGTGTAATACCCCATCCCGTGCCGCTCCTTCACCGCCGCCCCACCTTTCCGCCCGATTTCCACAAAGTGCTCGTGAGAGCACTTCGTGCGGTTGGCCTGGCTCCCGCGTTTGCCCGCAGCGGCCAGTTCGTCGTGTTTGTCCATTGGCATCTCCTTTCAGGAATGGCCGTGCAGATAAAGCACGGTGATACTGTCCCACGGCATCAGGAATTGTTGGCAATAGATGCTGGTGAAGAGCCAGAGGAAAAGGATCACACAGAGGGACAGGGTGATAACGAGAGCATGAAAGCGGTCAAAGCGATATTGCAATGCGTTATATTGTTTCGAGAAGATCTCATTCCTCTGGTTCAGGCAGCCTTGCAACCGTTCGGCGCGCAGGTGTTCGGCCTCGTAGGCCCCGTGCCAGCGTTTGGCCACATACGCGGCCTGTTGCGCGGTGAAGGCGGTCGCCGCCACCACTTGCCGCAGGTGATGGGCGACGGGTTCCGTATCGGGTTGCCAGGCCTGGGCCTTGTCGGATGGCAGAAAGCAATCACCATTGCAATAAGCACAGAAGGCAATGGCATCACCATCCTGACGCCACCCCGCCCCTTTGCAGGCGGGGCATTCTACCGTCATGACTGCACCTCGGCAATCATCGTGGCCCCTGGTTCCTCCTGCGTCCAGGGTGCCAGTGCCACAGCGAAGTCGCGCATCGCCTGGTAACGCCGGGCGGGGTCAGGGTAAAAGGCCCCGTGCAGCACCATCGCCAGTTCCTTGGGAACGGCGGGCTGATACCGGTTCACGAGATCGGGCATCTTGTGGATGTGGGCATAACCCACCTCGTTGACGGAGCCAATGAAAGGGGGCCGTCCAGCGAGCAGGGCATAGATGAGGCAACCCAAGGCATAGACATCGGAGCGGGCGTCGCCGTCCTGGCCCTGGATCTGTTCGGGGGCCATGTATTCCGGTGTTCCCACTGCGCTGCCCGCCGAGGTCAAACGGCTATCGGCCTGCATGATGCGGGCGATGCCAAAATCGGCCAGCTTGACGTGGGTCACGTCCTCGGCGTCCACGAGCACGTTCTCTGGTTTCAAATCGCGATGTAGGACGCCGCGCTCGTGGGCATGCTGCAAGGCATTACACAGTTGCAGCGCAATCGCCATCGCCGCTGGGATATCGTACTCTGGCGGGTGCTGGCTGCTCGGCGGGTGAATATGCTCGGCCAGGGTGCCACCCAGCATCAGTTCCATCGCAAACCACAGGAAGGGTCCCTCGCGGCCCGCGTCAAAGAGTTTGACGATGTTGGGGTGATCGAGGGCGATGAGGATATTGCGTTCTTGGGTGAAGCGACCCGGACTGGCTAAAGGCGTCGCCCGTTGGGTGTCGAGCACCTTGAGGGCCACCTCCTGGCCCGTGTCCAGATCCGTGGCTTGAAAGATGGAGGCTTGCCCCCCATCGCGCAGACTGCGGCCTAGGCAATAACGTTGCCCCCAAATGGAGCCGATGGTCACCAGCAGGCGCGTCGGCGCGCCAGGTTGAAAGGTTGGGGTGTCCCAGGAATCGTTCCCCATGTCATTCCCCCTCGCGACAAATACAGCTTACTTGCTGTTTGAGGGTACAAGAAAGGCCGTGCTCGTGGAGCACGGCCAATGGAGTAGCAAGCACCCGATGTGCTATACTACGATTACGGCTGGCTCCACACGCTCGTAACGTGTGGAAAGAGTCTAGCAGTGAGAGGAGGCTGGTACCCAACTCTCACTGTGCCTGTGTGGTGGGGCGCTAGCAGCGCGTCCCTGCGGACAGCATCGCACGCGATACTTCTAGTATACGGCTGAGCACTGATTTGTCAAGGATGATTTGTGAGCGAATAGTGTGCAACCCCTGAACAAACCCTCAACCGCAGCGAAACAAAAGCCACCCGCCACGCCGTGCACGGATGCGCAACGGGTAGCGAACGGTCGGCAAGGCATCCAACCATTTCAATCAAACATGAGCCTCATCTGAGGCGAACAGCATAGCCATATGCTATGCTAGCCATAGGTGTGCCGCGCGGGCCTTGTCCGTTGGGCGTGCCGAGTGGGCGTTGGAGTCACTACCTCCGGCGTCCACGTCTCCCGTATATGGCTCATGAGCAAGATAGCCCAAATGCGCTACCCTGTCAAATGGGTTGTAAGAAAAGATTAAGACTTGTTTGATTGTTCCGGTTCATTTTCCATTATCAATGATTGACTCTGGAATGTCCGAGTTTGGTGCCTCTTCATCAATCAGATCTCTGACCTTAACACCAAGTGCCGCTGCCAACGCTTCGAGTGTTTGAAGCGTTGCGTTATATTCAGGGTTATTGAAGATGCGCAGAATAACATTGTAAGCCACGTTCGACCTTTTAAATAGTTCGGTGGCATCGATGTTCTGTGCTTCTGCAATTTCCTTGACTCGCAATCGAGCCATGTTTTTAATCCCCTCGGTCATGTTGATATGATACCGTACATTGTCGCCATTGTCAAGGGTACCGTTTAAGACGGTCTACATCTTGACGCATGCCTTAAAAGGTGTTATAACTTTCACAGGCGACACTGTAAGGTGATTCCATCGCACCGGAACAACTGAAAAGCTACGGTTTCTGAGTTAGAATCCACTGTTCGATGTCCAGTTTCAGGCGGTCATATGACACCAGAACCTGATCGACGTACCGGATGAACGCTTGAAACGGTTGCAGATCCACCGTTTCCTTGTGGCGCATGTTTTCGCGGTGTTTAGCCCGCATAGTTTTGTAATCCCCACGCCGCATGAAGAAGGAGAGTCCCAACGCATCCGCTTTCATCTGGCGATCAAAGCGCCCCTGGGCGCGCACGGTCTTCATGTGGCTACGCACATCCTGCAAGAGCAGTTTCAGTTCTTTCTTGGCAAGGTTGACAGCGGCGATGGCATGACGTGCCTCAGTCACCGTTGTGTAGTGCAGAGCATTCACCCGCAGCATGATCGTGTTACGGCGTTGTTCGTAGGGCTCTAGGGGGTCATGCGCTGGCTGGCGAAACATACCTAGTCCTCCTGTTAAGTTGACGTCTGCGATGTGACAGCATACACTAAACCTCAAGGATAACTTGTGGTGTGGTGGTGTGTATGGCGCGAAAAAAGGGCGTGTGGCGATTAGTGACGATCGCTGAAGCGGCACGCGAATATGACATGGCTTATGACCGCATGCGCAATCTGATCCGGCGGTCACAGATTCCGGCGTACCCCTCTCCCACGGGCAATCGTCGTTCCAAGGTGGTATATCGAGCAACCGATATCAAATTACTCATGATCCCGGCCTCATTGCCGCGTGCATCATGACATGGCCAGCATTTCGGTGGTTTTCCGACGGTAGCGCGGCAGGTCATCATTGCGATGCTGCCACCACTCATACACCGCATCCGCATAAAAGCGGGCGCGGGTCAGCGGATCAACATTGAGGACCAGCGCCATTTCCGCGCGCTCTTTGTAGGTGGATTCCCAGGTGAGGCGTTGCCAATCCCGATTGTGCTGCGCGAAACGCAGGGTATCCAGGATGTACTGTTTCACCTGCGCGTCTCTACCGTTTGCGGCTTCGCGCTTTTCGACCATATCCAGCAGGGCCTGCACATCCGGCAATCCTTCAACCCGTAGTACATCCTCTAGCGATACCTCCAATTCACGGGCAATGATCAAGCAATGCCAGAGCAACGCCTGAATCTTGCCGTTGAGAATTTGCCCCAACGTGGTTTCGTTGATGTGCATCTCTGCTAAGCCGAGATGCGCTTGGGCGACCCAGGTTTCCCCGTCATGGTGTGCTGCCCAGTTCGCTTTGGCTTTGGCGAAGAACTGCTTGGCTTTGGTGGCATCAAACCCACTTTCCATTGCAGCCATCTCCGCCGTCCGCTTGCGTGTTACCGCCATAATCCCGCTCCATTACCTCTATTGTGTCACAGCAGATCTAGTCTACTAAAACAGTATAACACTGCCAAATAATTCTTGTCCAGAAAAGATAGGCTTTATCCCAGGATATTCCTAGTCCCGTGCAAAATTCTTATTCAGATTCTTTTCGTAGGACAGGAGATCTGTCTAGGAATAGCATGTCTACCTTGACAAGGTAGATCATCCGTGGTATAGTCGAAATACGATAAGAAAGGAGAGCGCAATGCGAACGACCAAGCCTGTCGTCAACGACCCGCTGGTGATTCAACCAGAAGATTTACGCGCCTGGCGCATGAGCGTAGGTGCCTCACAAACCGATGTGGCGAAGCTGGCAAAATCCTCGCAAGACCGCATTTCTCTTATTGAGACGCGGGTTGCTGGCACCATTCGTACCTACATTGCTGTCAACCGTGCCCTGCGCACGCTGGAATCACAACGGCAGCAACGTGCGGCACAACTGGCGCATGCCGCCTAAGAAAATGCCACCTGACGCGGTAAACGTCGGTGGCCAGAACCAAGGGAGTTACGACATGGTTCATTCCCATCCTACCACACGGCGCTTGAAGAGTGCAACCAAGCAGAACCTTTCGGCCCTTCCCCCCTCTTCCTCTGCCAGCGACGGGACGCCCCCTGCCCCGTCGCGCGGTGGGGGTCTCACCTACCCTGCTAAGACGCACGTCGATGACGTGTGCCAGGGGCGCATCATTACCGTCGAGAGCGAGTGGACGGGTACCCATTGGGTGCATCGCATCCCTGGCCATGACAAGTGCGTCAATCACTGGTGCTGGTGTCGGGGTACCCATCATGCCGCCGAACTGAGCCTGCACGAGTGGGTCTGGTACATCCGGCATTACTATCTCATCCTGGGGGCCAGCGGCGATGATTATGCCTTCGGGCTCCGCAAGTTGGCCGAGATGGGCCTGACCCGTGAGACGGCGCGGCAGGTGCTCGACCCGCCCACAAATGCGACGGAAAGGCGGGCGGCGTGATGACACTGCAAATCAAGAAAGCCGTTAAGACACGGGTCAAGATCCGCATTGCGCTGGCTGGCCCCGCCGGATCGGGTAAGACGCTCACCTCGCTGCGTTTTGCCAAGGTGTTAGCCGAGGGCGGCAAGATTCTGGTCATTGATACAGAGCATGGCCGCGCAAGTGTTTATGCTAGTCGCTTTGATTTCGATGTGGTCGAACTCGACAAGTTTTCACCACTCATTTACGTGGAAGCGTTAGAACTTGCGGAACAAGAAAACTATAGCGTCGTTGTCATCGACAGTTTGACGCACGCATGGACAGGCGAGGGCGGCGTGCTTGAGATTGTGGACAAAGCCACGGCACGCGCCAAAAGCAACAACTCATTTACGAGCGGATGGTCCGTTGGTACGCCGCTGCACAACCAACTCATCAACAAAATCATGGCTGCCCCCTTCCATGTGATTGCTACGATGCGTGCCAAAACAGAGTATGTCATGGAGTCAACGGGGGGCAAATCTACCCCGCGCAAAACGGGCATGGCGGCAATCCAGCGGGACAACATGGATTATGAATTCAACTTCTATGCCACGATGGATCGGGAGCATACCCTGAGCATTGAAAAGTCCGACCCCGAATGCTTTGAAGTAGGCGATCAGATTGGCTTGCCGGATGAGCGCGTGGCGGCAAAAATGTTGACTTGGCTCAATGATGGCGCAGAACCAACACCACGCGCAAAACAAGAAGATCCCCCTGCCCTCGCCACCGATGCGCAGTTAGTCGCCTTGCGTGACCTTGCGGCAAAGCTGGGACCAAATAGGCACATCATTCCTGCTGACCTCACTTTTCAGCGGGCCAACGAACTGGGCAAAGCATGGAAAGAGGAACTGACAAGACCCTCGCCGCAAACTGTCATGAATGTGGAGCCATTTGCCACGGATCGCCAAATCAGCAGCATCCACAAACTCTGCGCAGCACTTAGCCGCCCTGAACCGGATGTGGCAATGATGACTTTTGCCACCGCCCGTGAATTGATAACGCAACTCACCCAAGCTTATTCCGAATCGAGGCAGGCATCATGACCACGATCCTCACCTATCTCATCATTCCCATCGCCTTTATCGCGGGCCTGGGCCTCGCCATTCGGTGGCAATCCCGCCGCCCGCGCCCTGAGGCCACCGACCCGAAAGAGCGGGCGCACGATGCGGTCATCGCGGCGCAATTCGCCCGCAAACGGCCATCACGCAAGGGGGATGTGCGATGACCCCCACACGTCGCAAACATTGGCAGCGCCGCCGTGCCGTGCGCACGATTGCCGCCGACCTCTATGCGCGGCAACGCCATATCACCGATGCCCGCACCCGCCTTGAGGTGATCACGGAACTCGTCATGGATGCCCGCCACGAATATCTCTGTGCCCGCGAATATGGCACATACATGGAAACGCAGGAATTGCAGCGCGTGTTTCTTTGGCTAGTGGATAAACGCGATAGGGCGAAAAAGGCGGTGGCGCGATGACGACTACCCTACTGGGCTTTCCCCTTCCCAACCGCTGGCGATACTTGCGCCGCTTTGGGCCATCGGGCGCGGCGTATACCGACACCAAAACGGGCATGACCATTATCGAAACGATCAGCGATGTCTCTGATAGCGATCAGGACTGGCATCACCTGAGCATGGCGCATGAAGACCATGTGCCAACCTATGACGAAATGAAGCTCTGCAAAGCGGTGTTCATTGGCGATGCGCACACGTCGATGCAGTTCTTTCCTGCCAAGAGTCGGCACGTCAACATCCACGAATACTGCCTGCATCTCTGGACACCAATGGACCACGATATCACACCAGATTTTGGCCAGGAGGGGACGATATGAACACGCAGGATTTCGCTATCATCGCCCTGGCGCTGTGCACCGTCATCGCCACCACACGGCCCGCCTGGCGGCATTGTGACGTGCCATGTGTGCTAGGAATGGAGGCATAGCCGATGATCAACAAAGTTTCACGCCCCATGCCCGATCTGCCGGAGTGGCGCTTCCGTGACTGGCTGCGGATGCAATCCCCCGTCACCTGCGTGGGCTATGCGTTACATGGTGAATCATGCCCCCTCGCCAACTGGCTCAGCGAGGAGGTGCTCGAAGGTGTGACCGAGATCTTCGTCACCGAGGATCAGATCGACGTGCGGCATGGCGAGGATGACTTCTACACGACCTATCGCCCCCATGCCTGGATGCAAACCTTCATCGAGCGCGTGGATGATATCGGTAAGGAGCGCGACGACAGCGAGCGCGACATCACGGCGGGCATGGCGCTGGAACTCCTCGCCGATATCCACGTGTGGGAACTGGCGGTGGCGGCATGAATGACGACCTCTTGGCGCAACGCATCCTGGCGGTCCTCGACGACGAAGATGCACTCGATCATCTGTACGACGCCACGGTGCAAGAGGGCGACCTCACGGATAGCCTGCGGTTCCAGGAACTGGTGATTGCCCTACGGCAGCGGCAAGGGGAGCGGCAGAATGCCTGACGACGAATTGGGGGCATGGCGGATCATCCTGCTCATTGCCAACGCCGTGATGGCGCTGTGTGGCATGGTGGCCTGCATCCTGGCGGCGATTCTCCGCCGCCGCCCCATTCGTCGGGAGTGGCAAGACCCTCGGTAGACCTTGGTGAGGCGGTGGGTGGATGGAAACGGTCAGTCTGGCGACGTGGCAACGACAGGCGGCATGGCTCGAAGTTTATTGCAAACAGCACCCGTGTGAGGCATGGGGCTGGGAACGGCTCGGTTTCATCCTGCGGCGGTGCGGACGGCCACAGGCGGCGGTGCGGGCCTATCGCAAGGCCATTGACCTGGATGCCACCGCCTACACCTGGGTGATGCTGGGGCTGGCCCACCACGAGGCAGGCCACCTACACGCCGCGCACATGGCGTTTATCACGGCAGCGGCGATGGACCAGGATGAGCAAGACTGGCTCATTAGACTCGGTTATCTCGAAGCGATTTTGACGGGAAAGGAAGCAGCATAATGATTCACCCGAACCTCATGACGATAGATGACCCGCGTCGCCTGGCAGGGCTGACCCTCAAGGCGATCCTGGCCCAACTGGACATGACACCCTATGCCTTTGCTGACCGGGCGGGATTGAAACGCGACACGGTGGTGCTAGTGGCGGCGGGCCGTGCCACCCCACGAGACGCCACCAAAGCAAAGATCGCCGCTGCCCTGGGCATGGCGGTCAAGGATATCGTGTGGGAGGTGGTCCCATGATCCTACAACAGCTACGGCACTGGTTGGCCCGCTGGCAACGGACGCTACCCACCACACCGCCCCCTGTGACCTTGCCGGGTAATCTCCCTGTCATGCCCTATCAGGCGAGTGTGTACGACTATCTGGCGGCAGACACCCAACTGGCCCTGACACCGCCGCCGCCCCCACCGCCTTACAACATCTTGTGGGAAGCGGAGGCCATTGCGGCGGCGGAATGGCGGCGCATCACTGGCAAGGGTGACGCCAAGAGCCAGATTGCCACCTGCCCGGTAGCACGCCCGGTCCTGGCCACCCAGGCCCAAGCCTGCCTCGACCAGTTATCCGAAAGCGTGCTGCTCACCAAAGATAAACTCCCGCTCCTGCCAGCCTGGCGGGATGAGCTCGATTATCTCGGTCATCAGTGCCTGCGTCGCCACATCAATGATGCCCAGTTCGCCATGACGCTGCCAGAGCAAACCCGCCTGACCTGGGCCATTGACCACGGCTTTATCCGTCTGAGCATCCACGTCTTCTATCCCCCGTCGTGGGGCCATGAGGATGCATGGGTGATGCAGGTCGTTGCCCCCTTGGCCGAGATTGTAGTGCACACGATGGACCTGCCCCTCTATTGCCTGGATGACCTCGAATTCGTGCGCCCTATCCCCGCTTATTCGGACGATGAGGCGATGTGGTCTTTCACCCTCTGGGAAGAGGACGTTTCGGCGGAGGTGGCCTGATGCGCAAGACCCACATTGTCATCCTCGGTCTCATGGGTGCCACCTTGCTCAACCTGATGCCCTACATCACGGTGCAATGGTTTGAGTTTCTGACTTCCGCCGCGCTATTCGCCTGGGCGTGTCTCACCTGTGCCTCTTGGAAGGAGGGCCAGTAATGCTGCTCTTTCGCAACGCCATCGTGCAGTACACGCATATTAGTTGCAATTTTGATAACCAATATGTTCAGGTCGCCTATGACGGCGCGCGCAACGAGTATGTGGTGACACGCGATAAAAGGGTCGCGAAGCGCCTGCGCGATCTGCCGAGCCTACAAGTGTGGATGGAGCAGGTGATGCCCGGCATCACCCACACCGCTTGCTGGCGTGGGGAGGTGCAACGATGACGGCACATGCAACCCTGCGGGCGGTGGATAGCAACATCATTCATGTGGCATGGCCCAGCCGTGCCCCCGATGTGCGCGTGTTCGTGGCGGGTGTGCCCGTGAGTGAAAATCACAATCGGGCGCTGGCGGGGCAAGTAACGGCACGCGGTGGGCGGCGGCAATATCAGACCGCCGCAACCCAGGCCTGGCGCGGCGCGGTCATGGTGGCCGTGCGCAACCACCTCACCCAACGACACATCACGCTTACCCCGCCATTGGCCGTGGTCTGCATTTTTGTGAACACCACGGGCGATCCCCCAAACTATCTCAAAACTACGCTGGATGCCATCCAAGACGCGACTCATATCAACGACAAAACGTATCGGCCACTCATGGTCGATGGGCAACGCCATAAAGGCCACCCCAAAGGGGTCCTCATTGAACTGTGGTCTGCGCCTGGACCCAATGGAGACGCGGCATGAAGAAGATCGCCTCCCTCGATCCCCTCGACGCCCTGCGCGCCTTTCGTGCCGCCTACGACGGGGTGACGGCCTTGGGCACCGAGTATGGCGATTACAACGACTTCGACCTGCAACTGAGCCTGAAGCCAGAGCACAGCGATTTCTACCGTGAGATGACCGGGCGGCACATCCTGGTCATCACGGTGAACCACGACGATCAGACGATCTTTGCCGAGATCGACGCCACCTGCATCGCCATGTGGCTCGGCTTCTGGCGTGAGACGGCATGGGTGCATGAGTTGGCGATAGGCAAGGCGGCGATCCACCGCTACACGACCATAGGGAAGATGAGGATTGATGATGAACGACGAGACGACGCCTGATAGTCCGGCGAGCACGGTGGTGACGGTGCTGCCAGCACCATTGACGGAAGCACCGACGGCAGACGATCCGGGGCAGACAGGGGAAGTGCCCGTGACGGCGGGGCCTGTTCCACCGCCGTACCTCACGCCGGGCTGGGACGATGCCAAAAAGGCGCACCTCAAAGAGGGCGATGGTCATCGCTGGTGGCGTAAGACGCCGTGGGGCCGCGAGATGCCTCTTGAGGCATTCCAAAGCTACAACGACAGTTACCTCGGCTACCTCACCCGCCAGCAGTTGCAGCGGAATTTCTATCGAGACCGCACCACCTTTCGGGTGGCCATGCTGATTGTGCTCATCGCCCCGTTCCTCTTCACCTTCGGCGGCTATCAATTGGGGCGGCGCTACGTCGCGCAAGATCCCTCCACCATTGGCTATCTCTATACATCGGGCGGGGTGGCCATCTACATTGAATTGTTCCCGAAAGGCGCCCACGGCGTGCAGGGGACGTGGTTTCAAACGGATAGCACAGGCGCGGCAGGCCAGGATGAATACGCCATCACGGGCACGGTGCTGGACGGCGTAACACTGCAAATCCAGTACACCGACAACCAACAAGTCACTCATCAATACGTCTTCGAGCTGCAATCGCCCTGGCCGGGGGACGGTCTGGCCGATGGGTCGGGCATCCTGGATAGTGACAGTGGCCCGATCACCTTCCAGCCCGCCACCTATGCCGATTGGTTTTCCGCTCGGTGCAGCATCAGTGGCTGCAACACCACGCCATAAGGAGTACGGCCATGCCCTTCTTTTTGCAAGTCATGCGCGATAAAGAGACGAGCAGTTGGGGAGTCTTTTTGCGCAAAGATACGGGGCAGGACTCTATTCACTTTCCGACACATTGCTTGTCCTTGTACGCCACACGCGCGCGGGCATGGAAAGAGGCAGAGCAGTTAGGCGAGTTCATGGATTGCGACGTGTACAACGGAAGGCAAATCAAGATCAGGAATACGAGAACGGAGCACGGCCATGAAACAGTATAAAGATCTGCTCGTGTTCACGGCGGTATGTATTCTCGCCATGGCAGGGATCGTCTATTTCACCACCCAACTGCCCCCTGCAACCATAACGGTGAACGTGGCAATTCCCACGAGCCAGACGGTGTGGCAGCACGATACGACGGGGCAGGCATCCTATATGGCCGTAAGCGGCGATACCATCTTCTATTTGACTTGGGAGGCAGACGTGGCAGGGAACATCACCGCCAACACGCTAACAGGGATACCACAGGGGGCAAGTTTCTTTAGCACGAGTAACCCAAAGACTTGTCAAACGAGCAGCGGCGCACTCACTGGGGGCAATATCGGTGATGACCTGATCCTCCTACAATTCGTTGATCCTCACGAATTACCCGTGCAATTCTCTGGCATCTATCATCCAGGAGATCCCACGTTCACCGTCACGCAAAGTCCAGTGAGTGACACCGCATTCGCATCGACGCTGACATTCCATGAAGCGACCTATCTTGACTTCCAAACCGCCACGAATGGGGCTAATTACAATCAGCAATGCGGAGGATAACGATGCTGACCCGTTGTACCTGCCCCTGTGGGCATACGCACCTCGTGGTCGCCGACCCTGACGAGCAGGAGCAACGCACCATGCGCGGTCTCGCCTATGCCATCCTCGCCGTGTTGGTGGTGAGTCTAGTGGTCATGGGAACCATCGGCATCTGGTTCGGGAGCGGGGCCTATCACACGATTCTCGCGCACTAGACTGATAGCTGAGTAAAAGAAAGTTGATGAAATCATCATGGTAGAAAAACGGGCAACCGCCCTTGACGTAGGGAAGTGACGCTATGAAACGTGGCCCATCCGTGCCATCATGGCAGCAGGGCAATCGCGTCGCCAAAAACAGGAAGGCCGCCGAGGGATCGCAACGCATTCCTGATGAGGCCCTGATGCGCCTGGGCAAACTCTTTTGGCAGATTGCCAGCGAAAAAGCCGAACGGGAGGTCCGTCGTGCCGCGTAAACCACAAGCCCTTTTCCCGCCAGGGACACCGCCCAAGCCGTGCATGTACACGCGCGTCAGCAAGGCCGAACAAGCGCAAGGGTACAGCTTGGATGAGCAACGGCGCGATAACCGCGCCTATGCCCTGCGCATGTTCGGCTGTGACGTGCCGGAAAGTGCGGCATTTCGGGATGAGGGCATCAGTGGCACATTGGACGAACTGGAAGACCGCCCCGGCTTTCGCGCGATGGCTGAGGCCTGTTACGCGGGCCAGTATACCCATATCATCATCCATAAGACGGACCGCTGGGCGCGCAACACCGCGCTTTCCACGACGGTGGCTCGCAAACTGAATCAGTTGGGCATCCCCATCATCAGCGTGATGGAGGGCATCGACACGTCCACTCCCGCTGGTATGCAGATGTTCCAAAATTCCAGCATCTTTGCGGAGTATTTCAGCACGCTCTTATCCATCAATGTGAAGATGGGCAAACGGGGGGAATTGCGGCGAGGCATCAACATCGGCGTGGAACTGTGGGGCGCGATACGCGGCCCGGAAAAGGTCAGCATTGCCGATACCCGCCCACTCACCATCACCGCCCGTGATGGCACGACCCAACAGACGACGCGCCATGATGGGGCCATATGGATGTTTACGCTCTGCGCTGATGGGCAGACGCCACGGGCGATTGCCGATGCGCTGAATGCCGCTGGCTATCGCCATGATAACCGCGCGGGCAAGCCGCTGCTGTTTGCGCGTGCCACGGTGCGCCGCATGCTCTTGAGCCGCTTCTACATTGGCGAGATCCAGCATCAGGGGGCGTGGCATCCGGGTGCACATGGGGAAATTATCCCCCGCGCGCTGTGGGACCGCGCCCAAGCGGCGCTCGCCCGCCATCGGGCCAATCCCCAAACACAACCAGCACAGGCCACGCAACACGCGCTCGGCGGCGGCATGCTGCACTGCCTGGCGTGCTATGAGCAAGGACTTGAGGCGCATTGGCATTCCAAGATTAGCACGCGGTTTGCGAGCGGCACACGCTACATGTGTGCCAACCGCGATCAGCGCCGCCTGTGCACGCAGTCGAGTATCCGCAAGGACCATCTGGACAATCAGGTGCGTGGCATCTTAGCGGCCTATACCTTGAATGAGGCTGAGGTGACGCGGCTACTGGCCTTGCAACCAGCCCAGCCCGATGCGCCCACCATTGTGGATGTGGCCGCGCAGGTGAAGCGCCTTGAGCAACGGTTAGAACGCGAACGGCTCTTGTACCGCGAAGGCGACCAAACCTTGGCAGAGTATCGCGCCCAAAAACAAAAGATCGCGGCGCAGATCGCCGAACTACGGGTGGCTGAGCCACAGCCCGCCATTGATCATCTGGCGCAAGTGGCGACGTATGCCGCGTCTTGGGTGCAAGCCTGGGATGATGCGAGTTCCGCGCAACGCCGGGCGCTGGTGCGCGAATTGTTCGTGGCATTGTGGGTGAAGGATGGGCGTATTGTGTCGATGGAACCAGCACCCGCCTATCGCGGCTACTTTGAAATGGTATTGGGTGGAGATGGATCATTTACTAGGGCT